TGCTGCTGCAATGCTTTCAACACAGTTGATTGCTAAAATATCGGAATACGACCAGATACCTCCGGGAATATTGAATCTCGGAAAGATAGGAGAGCAGGCATATGAGAGGGCAAGGGAATATTTTGAAGAAGGCGGTTCGGGAGGCAAGAAAGATTACGAACTTACAATTATACATGATACGGAGAAAGTCGAATGGACACGACTTACTAAAGACCCGAAAGAACTGCAATTATCAGAACTCATTGACAAGATCCACAGGATGATATTCAGGTGCTTTGGTATAACTCCGTTGGAAATGGGTTCCATCGAGGATACCACCAGGGCAACGGCAATGGTGCAGGAGAGCATATCCAACAGCAAACTGCTTCGCCCTATAAGTTTAATATTAAAAGATTACATAGACATAGAGATAATCTGGTCGCATTTCAGCCCGAACATTTCTATCGAGTTTGACAAGCCGAAGGAAGATGACCTTTCACATATTTTACAGTTGGCTAACCTTGTTCCGATGGGGATATTGACAATAAACGAACTCAGATACAGGTTGAACGAGGATGCAATACCCGGCGGGGACGAACCATACATATTACACCCGAATTTGCCTTTTGGTGCTGTCCTTGTCAAAGACATGGCAGACCAGCTTACATATTTGAACAACAATATTACCGGATTAGAGCAGGGTAACAATAATGTTGATAATAAATCCAAGAAATTTTTTCCAAAGGAAGAAAAAGAAGAACCCGATAATGTTGAAGAAGTGAACAATGATGATGTTGACGATGAACAGAATTTGAACACTAAACTGAAACAGGAATTGATGGAAGTATTTGACGAATCGGAGAAATGGTTAATGCCAGCTTTGGTGCAGTCGGTTATATATGAAAAAGAAAAGACAAGGAATGTGATTGACAGGATGGGGGATCAGTTGTATTCCAAGATGAATAATGTGCTAAAAGAGAACAATATCAAAAACAAAGACCTTAATTCGTTGCTTCTTATCGGTATAAAATCGAAAATTGCCAAAAGCATATCTGTTTTCAGGAACAGGAATTTTAAAAGCAGGTCAACGAATTATGTATCCAAGAATTTACGGAGGATAGTGTCGGACAGGGCAATTGTTCCGATACATCAGGACATATGTGGTTTTGTAGAAAACATATTAAAGGAGAAAACGAAAGGGGCTGACAGCTAATGTTTAAAATAAGGGACATAATTACTTCCGTGTTAAGTCATGGTGGCAGTGTGTTTAACGAAGTGCGGAACGCAGACAATGTAATATGGGGGGACGGAAAGCGTTCGAGGGTCAAGGAAGTTGATTTTCAGAAATCCCTATCCGATAACGTAAAATCTGAGGACGAACCCGAAAAAAAGGAAAAACAAAAGAAAAGCATATATTTTTATGATAATGTTGACATGTATTCTGTTCAGCGATTGATAATGGACTTACGTTATATCTCAGAAAAGCTGATTGATGAGACAGAAGAAATATGGCTGTATATAAACAGTTCCGGTGGAGATTTAATGGCAGGATTCAGTGCGATGGATGAAATTAAGAACATAAGCCAGAAGATTCCTATATATACATTGATAGACAACAGTGCTGCTTCTGCAGCTACCCTTATGAGTATCGTGGGTAATATCAGATATATCAAAAAGAACGGGTTTATTTTAATCCATGAACTTTCGAGTTTTTCGATGGGTAAATATACGCAACTTGCCGATTCGAAAAAGAACATGGATATGTTCATGGAGAAGATAAAGAATGCTTACAGGGAATATGCTAATGTTCCCGAAGACGAACTTGACGAGATTTTGAGACACGATATTTGGTGGGATGCTGAAACAGCACTTAAATATGGTCTTGTGGACGAAATTGTATCGTAGGGGGGGAACATTAATGTTTATAGACAACAAGATTAAGAAATCGGGCAAGAGAATAAAAAAGAGTATGGATAAAGAAAAATACATAGAGAAGAAAATGGACATTGACCCTGAAGTTATTGATATGGAAAAGCGGATAGTTGGGGGGGTTGTAACTCAGGCGGACGAAGTTGACGGGCAGGGGGATCTCTTCCCTTATGACGTTGTAGAGGATATGGCTCATGAATACATGAAAACGAGCCAGATAATTTCTTATATGCACGGTAATGTTGCAAACCTGAAGAAATTTTTAAAGAGCATTGATGCGATACAATTGTATGAGACGGAAGACGGCAGGGAAATAGCCGGAGTAGATTTTGAGAAATTAGAAAATGCTGTCGAAATTGAAAAGAAGATGGAACTCGATTACGAGATTCCCGGCAAAACCCAGTTCGGGGCTATAGTTGACAGCATGTTTTTTAGTGATGAAATTATGAACTTGATTGAAAGCGGCAAGATCAAGCGTGGTACATGGTTTATGAACACTGAAGTTTTAAACGATCAGGTTTTAGAGAAAATAAAAAATAAGGAAATACGAGGCTATTCCACATCTGGAGTAGGCTTGGTGGAGGTGGACGAAGATGGCAAAGAAAAAGAGTAAGGGCGAAGAAAAAAAGCCCAGAGTTTTTAAAAAGGCTTTTTTAGATGAAGTATCTTACGTTGACGACGGTGCAAATTTGAAAGAATTTATGATTTTTAAGCGTAAAAAGAAAAGCCCGGATAAATGTGATGAAGAAGAAGTTAAAGAGAAAAAAGAAGTTGAAGGGGAAGATTTAGAGTTAGATGAACATACAGAAGGAGGGGGTGATGAAGAAATGGCGAAAGAAGAAAAAACAAAACAAACAGCGGAAATAAAAGGCGAAGTTGACGTGGAAGCAATGGCAAGGGAAGCTGATTTAAGGAACAAAAAAGTTGTTGATCCTGAACAGCTTGACACTCTTGCGGAACTTAACGAGCAACTCGACAGTGCAAATGCCGATGTTAAGCCTGAACCTAAAACAGAGGTTGCCGAAAAGAAAAATTCCGAGAGGATGACTCTTGACACTCCCGGAAATCCTATCGGTGACGAGTTGAAGAAAGAGTCTGAAGTTGTGAACGAGGTAAAAGACGAAGTAAAAGACGAGGTTTTGGCTGATGCAAAAGAAGAGCCTGTTGACGAAAAAAACGAACCCCAAAATACTGTCGATGACAAGAATCCTGAAATCGAAAATCTCAAAACACTGCTTGCAGAGAAAGAAAGGGAAATCGAGGCATTAAAGAACGAGATCCCTGACCGCAAAGCGATAGTAGAGGAACCTGCAAATAGCCGTGATGTCGACTCTGACGAAAACGAACTAACGGAATTTCTCGACAAAATAAGCAACCCTGAGTTCAAGTATGAGATGAACAAAAGGAAGCTGAATCCGATTGAAAGTTTCAAGACGGCTATGAAGGATTCGAAAGCCAAGTTGAATCACGGATATTAAATATTAAGGATGGAAATTGAGACAATGCAAATACGAAACATTATGCCGAGCAAGACACATAGGGGGTGATATATATGGCTCACGGTGATATTTGGACAGAAGGATTGGCGACTATTCGCAAGGCTTTGACTTCATCCGGTGCGGGTACTAAACTTTTACAGCCCGTAGTCGATAAGGTTATCCCTTTACTTGCAGATTATCAGAACCCAATCAGGGTAAATCTTCCTACGAAACAGGGTTCCGGTCAGAATTGGCTTTTAAACAGGGCATCTCCCGGATCTACTCCTGCTGAGTGGGTTGCTGATACCGATACTGCTACAGAAGATGCTGGTTCATATGCACAGTTTTCATTCGCTTACAGGACTATCCTTGGTAAAGGTAGGGTAACGAGGAAACTTCAAAGAACTGGTGCTTCATACATAGACGTTCTCATGGAAGAAATTGAGAACAAAATGGAAAGCTGGAAAGACACCGAAGATCAGGCTTTTATGACTGGTGTAAGTTCAGCCAGCACCCCTGAAGGTATACAGTATCTATGCACTGACAACCAGATGGTAGCATGTACGACAAGTCAGGGTGGAGATGATTTAACTTTATCGCTGATGGATGAAGCGATGGACAAGAATATTGGTAACCCCGATATGATTATAATGGCGAGACGAACTCGTAGAGAGTTGAACGCTTTATTGCAGGCTAATCAGAGATTTGTAAACGTAACCGAAGTTGCTGGTGGATTTAAAGTACTTACATATAATGGAGTACCTATCTATATCAGCACCAACATGCCGATAACTCAGTTCTTCAATGGAACGACTGAGCAGGCAAATACTGGTGGTTCTTCCAGTTCAATTTACTTTGTTGATACGGATCATCTCTGGAGAGGTGAATTAACACCTGTAACAATGATGCCTCTGGCAAAAACAACTTCTCAGTATGACGAGTTCGAAATCTTCTGCGACGAAGTTCTCGTTTTAAGGAATCCGCTTAAAATTTCTAAACTTATTGGAATTTGGGCTGATGCCGACTAAATTTTTCCAAGGGGATGCGGGGATTAGATTTTATTCTCCTTCCTCGCTCCCCGATTTTTAAGAAAGGAACGAACGTACATGACAACGATATTATCGCAAAACATGGCTGGGGGCATAACAAACAACACGTGTGTCACTAAAGTGCGGCTTTATGACGAAATAGTTAAATGCTACAAGGGTTACGCTGTTGTAAAGAACGACAAATATGTTCCGGCTGTGAGAATCAGGGGATTCCCGGTAGTAATTACAGTCGATGATCTTCCTCAGAATGTATGGGATCATTTTGTAAAGAGGGGTTTGCTGGATAAAAACAGCAGGGAGCAAAGGAAAAGCGAAACCCTTCCATCTACGAGAGAGGAATATATGCAGGATACTTACGGGAGAAAAGGAAGGTCTAATCTCAATAAAAAGCCAAAGAAAGTTTTATCAGAGAGAATATGTAAATGTGGATGCGGGGATGCTTTTATGCCCACGAGCCATTTACAATTATACATTAAGGGTCACAACCCTAATGCCAAAAAATAAATATTAATAGGAGTCTATGCGATGGCAAAGTTTATCACTTTAAATGAAGCAAAGATGGCTTGCAAGCTGGTTGACGAAGAAAAATATGACGGCTGGCTTGATACGCTTATAAAGGGATATACTGCTTCGATTCAGCAATGGCTTCACAGGGACATAATATCTGATACGTATACCGAATACCATGACATTAAATACAAGCAGGTTGCGATATTTTTAAAGCAGTATCCGGTTACGAGCATAGCAGGGGCAACGAGTCATGGGACTGCTGTTGTAGAGGGAACCGATTATAACTCGTATTACGACAAGGGGATGTTGAGAAAAAAACCGACTGATAATATAGATGTTATAAACTACATAAAAGACTACTGGTATGAGGGGGACAAGGAGTTCGAGATTACCTATACGGCAGGGTATGCTTCAACGGCTATCCCTGATGCGATAAAACTTGCAACTATGAAGCTGGTAAGGCGTGATTTTTATGATTCCGGTGTTGACGATATAAGAACCAGAAAGGCAGGGGAAGATTATTACACAAGGTATGATTTAACTGACGGGATGCCTCCCGGAATTTATACGTTGCTTCACCCTTTCAGGCGGCAATTCAAATAGGAGAATAAAATTGACGATACAGGACATTTCTAACGAGTTAGTCGAGATAAAGAGGTATACCAATGTTTTATATGACGGAATAATTGATGAAGTTTCCATAAAGCCAAATCCTGCAAAAGAATCTTTAATATTAATAACACTTAATAGTGCTCAATCGGGAACGATTTATTTGAATGGTTCGACAGTAGAAACACTAACTTATACTAGCGATATATCAAAGAGAAGCACGAATTTATTTACGACTCTATCGGGGGTAACTCCAGCGAGTTTATCCGGTTATATGAAGATCCAAACTTTTGATGAAGCGAACGTAGATGTCAGAAATCTGGTAACAAAGTATACTATCTACGGTTATTTCAGAACAAAGACCAACATGGAAGTGTTGAAATTGCCGGGGGAGAGGACTAATTATTATGCTGATTTTTATTCTGCAACAAATGTGGATTTAAAGAACGATGATATATTGGTAAAAAAAGAAAATAAAGTTCCGAAGTATTATGTTATTTCTAATATTAGAGACATAACATCTTTTGATGGGGATACTCATAAAGAAATGATTTTAACAAAAACGGAGATATAGGAGAATAAGAATGAAATTAAATAAATCTTTAAACGAAAAACTTCAAGAATGTATTGAAGAAACTAAAGGTAAGGGAAAACCTGAATATCATTATCTTATAGTGGCAATAGCCGAATTAGTAAAAAGTATTGAGATAATTGGACATTCAAATACTGTCTCAATCCCTACTATTACAACGCAACCATATGTTCCTCCGGGAACGGATGAACCTTTAACTCCTTATATCAAGGGCAATCCATATCCATATTATAGTTGGTCGGATGTGAACAATGTTGAATCAAAAATAAAAACACTGATTAAAGAACATGAAGATAAATTCCATTACAAGAACAATGTGCCAAAAACCATGTTTTCTTTTTTTAGCTATATATGTACAGATAATATTGTAGAATGGAAATGCAGAATTTGCGAAAAAATTGTAGCCAAGAAGGAAAACAACGAAGATCTTTCTATTGACTGCATTAGACATAAACGCTGGATGGAAGTGAAAGATCAGTTAGAAGAACATTTCATAGATCATATATTTGAGATTTATGATATTCTTAATTTTAACAAAAACGAAGATGCAGGAGAATAAGAATGATAGACATAGGTAAAAGCATAGAGAATAGGGGTAAGCAGTATTATCTCAATTTGATAAAAAAAAGAAAACCCTATGTTATAAAATATCACAAAGAAGATAATTCTAACTGTTGGGTAAATGCTTTAAAGCATATGTATAATTACCATGTATATCCTAAACCAATATACGATCTCTTGACTTACGACTTTTCTGATTTTATGGTTAACGATATTGATTGTTGGATCGTAGATATAAGATGTGGGATGCCTACAAGAACAGTCTCTATCGAGTTTATAAAATGGGAAAAAACTAACAACCCAGATGAAGTTGGTTTATATATACCGGATGAATATAGATATGACGGCGACGAAAAATATTTAAATGACGAGGAGAATAAGAATGTCTAAGAACAAACTGGCAATGGTGATTGCGGCTTCTGATGGATGGGAACATACTGTCAATGCAATTAAAAGCGCAATGGCATATACTGAAACGCCCTACCAGCTAATCGTAGTCGATAACGCTTCAACTGACGGGACAACTGAATGTTTGAAGAAATTCCCCGAAGTAAAAGTATTGCGTTCGGATACGCTTCTAACTTACAGCAAGGCAATAAATCTCGGATTAAATGCCGCTTCAAAGGATTGTAATTACCTTGCCGTATTGAACAACGACCTTGTATTCACTCAGGGATGGGACACAAAGTTAATTTACGCAATAGAACACCCCGAATTGATACTCGGCATGGACAAGATCGGTATTGCTGGTCCCATGTCGAATCATGTGGCAGGATTGCAACAGATTAAAGAACCAAGATATAACATCAACACTTTGCATGAATTTTCTGTTTTGCTTGATAAGATAAGAAGGCAGGAGTGCAGGATTAAGGGGGAATCCCTTGCTCAAAGAGCAGGTTTCCTTTCGGGTTTTTGTTGGATAATGACGAGGGAATGTTTTGAAGCGGTCGGGGAACTCGACGATTTGAACAAATACCGAATGAACAACACGGATATGCCGTTAGGGTTTGAGGATAACGATTATATTGTTCGTGCAGACCTTGCCGGGCATGCCAGTGTAATTGCAAGAAACGCCTTTGTTCATCATGTTGGAGGGCAGACGACCCTTCGATTGAAACAGGACTTTGCAAGGAGAGGACTGAAAAACAGGTTCCCGTATCACAAGAAATGGGAGATGATAAATTCTCAAAAATCAAACAAGAAACTTGTCGCTGGCTATCGGGTAAAAAACGTAGAACGCTGGTTTGATAGGGTGCTAACTAAAATGGAGGAGGTTGCAGATGAAATCGTTGTTTTCGATGATAACTCTACGGATAAGACGGTGGAAATTGCGCAGAAACATAAGAAAGTTGTCGAAATCCATCGACAAACAGAAACTACCTTTAACGAAGCAAGGGATCGAGAGATACTCTATCAATTGTGCAAATCACGAAATCCAGACTGGGTCATCATCAACGACGGGGACGAAGAACTTGAAGAAAAGTTTACGAGAGAAGTAGCTGAAAAGCTGATGAACCCGATTCGCCCTGATACTCATGCATACATATTCAGATACATAACGCATTGGGATTCCGAAGATATGCAGAGAACAGATGGGATCTTCGGCAACATGGCGAATGTCAGGATGGTAAGGAATATGCCTAACCAGCATATTGTCAGCAATCACCCGCAGGGATTCCATTGTAATTCAGTGCCATGGGTTCCTATAGAAAATGTAGTAATTACTCCTTACAGGATCAGGCATTATGGGTATGTTGACAGGGATGATCGGGTAAGGAAATATAACTGGTATCAGGACATGGATACGGACAAAAGAACCAGAATGATCGGAGCATCTGATTATTCTCATCTTATAGATGTAAACGTGAAACTTGTAAAATACACACCCGACAATACTCTTGGGCTTATAATGATTGCCAGAAATGAAGAAGAAAATCTTGAAGTGTTCCTTGACAGCTACCATATGTTTTTTGATGAGATGGTCATAGTTGACACTGGTTCCAAAGACAATACAAAGTGGATTGCAGAACATTATGGGGCGAAAGTGTATGATTATGTATGGAAGGATAACTTTGCAGATGCGAGGGATTTTGCAAGATCTAAATCAACTGCCAAATGGTGTTTTCAATTAGATCCAGATGAACGCCTCAGTAACGGTAATATGGGATTGGATGTTTTTAGATTTTATCGCATGATAGAAGAGCCTGTGCTTGCTTATGTTATCCCTGTGATAAATTATGTTCCAAGCGGCAAGAATTTCATATCGGAAAACAGTAGAATGTTTAGGAATTTGCCTGAAGTGAAATATAGCGGAGAAGTACATGAAAGTGTGAACGATTCTTTATCGAACATAAAAATGTATGGCAAAACAATATTTGTTGCCAATCCGCAGGAAGGCATACATCATTTTGGATATTTAAAAGACCCGATGGCTGTTGAAAAGAAATTAAAAAGATATGCAAGGATATGCGAGAAGATACTTGCCGGGAATCCTAATGATGGCATGGCTCATTTCTCACTCGCATTACACAGATTGAACGAAGGCAGGGAGGATGATTCAGAATATCATTTCAAGCAGGCAATGATACATTCTCCGAAGTTGACTCAATCTCACAACCAACTTGCATCTTTATATATAAGAAAGGCAAGAACGTGCCTTGAACATGCTATAGCCAATACAAATCCTGCTCATCCTGTTTATAGTGCAAGCAAGAGAATGCTTGATCATATTATGCCATATGCAGAAGATGTCGAGATTGTAGGTATGCCGGGCAGAAAGGATATAGTGCCGGATTAGAATATGTTGCATAAATTATTTCAAATATTTATTAACGAGTTAGAGTCAGACAGTACTGTCAAAGGATACGTGAAAGACAGGGTTTATCCGCAGAGGATTGCCGAAATAAGAAGTGTTGAATTTCCCTGCATAACATTTTATATTGTAATGCCCGTACGGGTTGGTGGAGCATTGAGCACAGAATCCAGATTCATGTTTGAAATAAGAACTCATGCAGAAACATTAAAGGAAGCTGCTCAAATATATTCTGCGATGAAGAGTGCATTGGCGATCAAAAATTTTAGAAATACAAATTACCATATAGTAACGGGGGGGATGCCAGATACTCCGAGGCATACAATAGACCCCGACAGCGAACCGATAACATATAATTGTTATTGCACGTTCGAAGTATTTGCATTGAGGAGAACTTAAAATAGGGGGTGATATTAAATGGCGACTAATTATAACATACCTAGTCAAACAACTGACAGTATAACTTTAGGTCAATGTATATTGTATGGTCAAAGTTATACGACCCCTACTGCCGCTGGTGTTACACCATATAACAATGGAACTGATTTTGGGACTATAGATGAAGTTACGCTTGAGGTCACCCGAACTTTATTGAGTTGTAAACAGGGGACACCACAGAGGACTACGATAAAACATTGTATTGAAGAGGTAGGAACTTTGAATGTAAAGGGGTGGGAGTGGAACATAGAGAATATGTATCGTGCCCTTGGTGCAGGAACTACAGCTATTACAGGAAGCAGTGAACGATATGATTTCGGGGGAACGATTTCTGTTGCTAATTTACAACTAGAAGTTTTTCACAGAACGCCAACAGGAGCTACGATCAGTCTCGATATTTGGAAATGTTCAGGGAACGGAGCATTGACATATCCGTTCAATCCTTCTGATTACAACAAATTTGACTACTCGTTTGATTTGTGGAACGGAACTTCAGATTGGCTTGGCACTACATTGAGTGCAGGAAGCCAGTTGTACAGATACAGACGCCTAAATGCGTCTTAAATTTAACGGGGCGGGCATGTCCCGCCCTTGTTTTTATAATTTAACAACAAACAAGGAGAAAAGGATATAGGGAACATGAACGAGATTAAAAATCTAAACGATGCAAAAGTTGCAATTGCAGAATTCAAGGAGATTCTTGGGGATCAGGATGTTATTACAGATGCGAACGGAGAGAAGATCAAGCTAAAGCCTATATTTTATGGGGATGAATTAAAAATCAACATGCTGATGGAAGAACTTAAAGAAGCGTATAGAGAGGAAGGTGATCCTGAGCTTAGCGTTGGCTATGTTATTGAAAGGCTAAGGAAAGATACCGATACTGAAAGGCATGACAAGTTATTTGAAATGATGGCTTGCTACACAGGCTTTAGTGTAGAACAGATAAAAAATGAAAAGTTTGGGTTAAGCCTGTCATGCGATGTGATGTTCGATTTTTTCGAATTCTCTTCGATAAGATCAATTCTAAAACAGTCAAAGCTGAGTCAGATGGCATCAAAATTGAAACCATAGGAGAAATGATTGCTGGGATTATTACGGAGACCGGATGGACTTATCGAGAGCTTTTGTGGGAACATACAGGAGATCAAGTTAGAAACTTTGTTTACAATAATTCAAGGATAAATCAGAAGATGATCGAAAAGATAAAAGACCCAAAAGGAGAAAAGAAGGGGGTAGTATTGAAAAAACCTCAAACGAAAGCAGATTACGAAGCATTGGATAGGGCGATGAACAAATTACAATCAAGGGGATATGCGGAGAAGGTGTAGCGATTGGCAAAAAGACAGGGATATCACGTAAATTTTAAGAAGCAGATGGAAGACAAAACAAAGGAAGTTCGGTCTGCATGTAAAAGGGCTATGGATTGGACAATACAGGAATATTATTCTGCCGTTAAACAAAATATATCTTTTACGATGCACGGAGGATCTCCAGAACAGCATTATTATGTTTTGGGAGCATATTTTGACCATCCTTTTGCGAGTAGACATGCTGGGATACAGTTTCACGGGCATGAACCAGAATGGGGAGTGCATGAAGTGGAGCATATGATGTCTGACGAATTGGGCAAGAAAACCGAGTATATAACGGAAGGTATAAAAGGTGCTGTCGGATGGTTGCAGGGATGGGATGAACATGTTGAGTGGGTAATTAAGGGAACAAGCAAGATGCTACCAAGACCCGTGCTTGTATGGACTGCGCAGGACATAGATGTGATGAAAATTTTAAAAGATAATTTAAAAAGAGAATTAAAGGGGGTGAAACGATAAATGGTAAATGCTGATAAAGATTTTTTATACGAGTTATATATTGAGATACAAAAACACTATGTAGATCATCTTAAAAAAGCTGAAGATGCATTAAAGAAGTTTGAAAAAAGTCAATCTGTTAGTTTGCAAGGAGTTGAAAAGGATTTTAAACATGCCAGTCGTGTAATCGAAGGTGAAATGAATAAGATTCAACGATACATCGAAAAGATGGATCAAGTAAGGAGAAAAGGTGCTGGCACTGCGATGGAAGGTGCTGGGCAAAGGGGCATGGTTACTGGTATGACAGATCTTGGTAGAGTTATGCAAAAATACGATGCATTAAATACTGAACATTTAAAAAAGACAACTCAGATGGCAGAGCGGGAATATGAAAGTAGAGAATATTGGGCTCAGCGTGACGTTGATATGCAAAAGAAATATTTAGGTGAGATAGAAACGGCAGAAATAACTGGCGGGAAAACTAAAGAAAAGATGATGAAAGACAATCTCGATCTTCAACAGGATACAGATAAGGAAACCATAAAGAGTGCAGACGGTAGAGTAAAACGGATCGAACAATTGAATGATGATTTAAGTAAGAGCGACTATGGAAGATATCGAGAAAAAATAAAGCAAGAAAGGGAATCTGCAAGAATCGAAGAATTTATGCAAGGACAGAAACTTAAAGCTCAAAGAGAATCGGATATGGCAAGAATAAAATCTACAAAAAATAGATTTAAGGGTGAAGAAAATCTTGCTAAAATGAGAAAAAAGCTTGTCCTTGAAAGATATCAAGCTGAAAAAAGAATGCAGAATCAGGCTGAGAAAAGTGAAAAAGCTCATTTTGGTAGAAGAAGAACCGAAATGCAAGCATTTCTTAGGTATACAAAACATTGGGCAACGAGGTTTGCAACATACTTTGTTATATTTAAAACGATAGATTTTATGAAAGATTTAACTCTTGGTATTATTGATGCCGCTCGCCAGATGGATCAGCTATCCAAAATTACCGGATTTTCTACGGAAGCACTTTCGGGATTAGACCTCGCTGCGAAGACTTATCTTATTACTACGGAACAATTACAGAGAGCATTGGCATATATGGGTAAATCTATATCCCTGCTAGGGCAGGAAGGTGGTGGAAAGGGGCGTGTAGCATGGGCTTATCGTCAATTGGGCTTATCGTTTAAAGACTTAAAAGATTTAAAACCTGAAGATCAGTTAAATTTAATTGCCGATAGATTTTCCAAATTAACAAGTGCAAGCACAAAGGCTGGTGTTGCGATTGCAGTATTTGAAAGAACAGGACGTGAATTCATTCCTATCATAGAAAATGGGTCTGCTGGGATAAGAAAATTTAATAAAGATGCTAAAGATATGGGGGCATATTTTGAAAAAGATTTTGTAGATAGTGTCGTTGAAGTCGGTAAGCAGATTGAGAAACTAAAAAAATATTTTCAGGGTGTAGGCATTTATATAATGAAACATCTTACTCCAATATTGAATAAATGGTTTGAAGCAGTTTTTAGGAACATGACTAACCTGCATGAACACGCAATGGTTCAAGCAAAAAAAGATATAACTTCTTACGTAAAAGAATTTATGGATGAATCTACAAGCTGGTGGGATTGGTTCAATCAAGATATTAAAAAAAGAACTGAACTATTAAAAAAAGCAGAAAATGTTGACAGTGATAAATTCTTAGATTTTTGGGACACTGAAATTAGAAAAGCTGTCCTTGCTGAGAAAATAACGAAAGAAGAAGGGGAAACATTTGTAAAAACATTGCATAATAAATATCAAACATACAAGGATTTTACGGATTTTTTTATAAATACTCAAACAAAAGTTAATGATTATACATCTGATGGAACCGAAGAACAGGAGAAATACACAAGATCTGTAGAAGATGGTTTTAATTTACTATCGAGTTACATCCATTCTTTACAGGCATTATCTGAACATTTAAAAACGGGCAAGGAATTAACAAGGGAACAAAAGGAAGAGTTCGAACGGTTAGCGGCTGGAGTTGAGATTGTACGAGAACAGTATGGTCAATCGACGTGGGTTGTAGATTATTACATACAACAGATTAAAGAACAAATCAAACAGGTAGATTATTTAAACAAAAATCTTTGGGAATTATATAGAAGATATATATTGCTTTCCACGATGGGGACTGTAAACTTGCCCGCATTAAATGTTGGAGAAAGCGGGGGAACCGGGGAAGAATACCTTAGCGATTATTTGCCCGAAGGTGCGTTGGAAGGCAAAGCGGAACAATTTTCCATGACAAATCTTGACCTTGCGAATAAAACTGGCAATTTATGGGATCAGACTGCGGCAGGAATGGAATCAGCTTGGGGGCAGGCAACCAGTGCAATGAGTCAGGGGATGGAAAGTCTCGGAGGAAAGTCGGGGATAATCGGCGAAATGATAATGGGTGTTTTTAGGGGTATTGCGCAAGCAATTGTTGACGTTATAAATACTTTTGAGCGGGAATTATCAGATGCTTTTTACCGTATGTTTGAAGAAGGACAAAGTTTTTCTGAATCTATGAGTGAAATGTGGGAAAACATGAAAAAAGCATTTAAGAGGGCTCTTGCTGATATGATATCTGCCGCAATCACGTCATTATCTGGTCTCGGAGTTATCAGGGGTCTCGCAAGCGCCGTCGCTGGAGGTGGGATGTTTGCAGAAGGAGGATATGTCCAGAAAGGTCCGGGCAGTTTACCTAAAATACCACAGGCGGCAGAAGGGATGATAACCCATGGAACCAAACCAATCCCTGCAATACTTCATCCGAACGAAGTTGTGTTGCCGAGAGACTACATAAAGGATTTCTTCGGCACAATGGCAGAAAGATTGTTTTCCGGCATGAACATGATGCCTTCAAGAATGTTGGGAACTGGCGGTGGCGGGAACACTGTAAACCTGTATGTTGGTGCTGGGAATTTTGATGATCCTGCGTATTGGAGAAAACTTTACAGGCAAAAAATAAAACCTGCAATGCAGGACGATGGATATGGAAGGGTGTGAAGATAAATAATGGCAGTTTTTGATCAAGACAACATAAAATTCTTATACGACGATTCGCCCTATACTGAATACCAATTCGAATACAACCCTAAAATAGCTCACTGGTACGAGCATGTTCAAAACGAAACAAAACTCGGTAGCGGGCTTACAAAATATTATCATCGTGGCTATATCATCCATTTTAATCTTACCTTCAACGAAAGTAGTTATATTAGAAATGATCAATATGATAATCTCAGGACTGTATATAATACACATCAGGAATTTATAATAAACCCTGCGCCTGTTAGTGCGTCAGGTGCATCTTTTATGGTGCAATGGACTAATGATTTTAATTTTACGTTCGTAGCCGGATTTACGCCTATAGGTTACTATGGAAACATAGAACTTGTAGGAACGTCTTTACTTTCCGAAATACCTTCAACATTTACACTTGGGGATTCTTAATAGATGACAACACTTACATATAATACCCTGCAAGATTGGCTTGGGGATGAAATTCATGTTGAAAATATAGATATTGGTCCAGACGGGGATATTTATGCAGGACAGGTAGAGATAAGCGGGGATAGGTGGAAGCATAAAAGACTAGGTCTTTTGTATGCTCCCGGTTCCACCGTAACGAGCGGAACGGTTGACCCTGCGGCAATAGAGGCTCCATGCGGGGATCTGGTTGCTGACACTGATAGTGGAATATCTGTTACCTATACAAATGGATTTGCCGATGGGGATTATGTTCTTATAGAAGATTCCAACCATCAGGAAGTTGGGTTGATTGACAACATAGTCCACGACCAATCTTTAAATTTAACTGAAACTGTTGATAATAGTTATAATATGTCTGATGGATTACTTGTCTCAACTCTCAGATATGTTGATGTTGTAAAAAACACTAATATTGTTCAGGGTGATTATGTTGCCATACATTCTAAAAGTAAAGATAATCAGGTAATGATATATAAAATATTAAATTCCAATGACTGCACAGAGGGCAGATCCCTTGAAGGAGTTAATAATACTTTAAGTGATGAATATACAAGAATATACATAGAAAAACTTGCGTTACCAGTAAGCAGGGATGATAAACTTTATGTTATCAATACAAATACGAAATGGACAAGGGATACTGATAATCCTTTATTTGGATTGCAGACGGAATATCCCTGGGATTGGGCAGGCGATGGTATTGAGAGCGGAAGAATATTAGACGGCGTTGACACATACGAAAAGGATGAAAAGGAAGAATGGAATAAGCCCGGATTGTTCTTTTCCGGAAACAGGGAAAAGTATAGTTCTCAAATAGGTCTTGCTTTATCAAAAGAGGAACAGGATTATTATAATTGGAGTCAATTTTTAGGGAACCAAAATCCGAAAAAATTAAATCCGATTATAAGGCATGGGAACGAAACTGAAACATTCAACGGGTATGCAGATAGCGATGAATTGCACATGGTATGGGATTCCGAAGATTCAGATCTGACTATTTCCCTTGATACTACAACTGCAATGACAGGCGTAACGTGCTTGAAATGCGAGTATACTGATGCAGGGGAATTATGGGGGTTAATGCCAGTACCTATGAATTTCGAAGTAACTTCCGATGATACTAACGGTAGTAATTATAATTATTTTCAATTTAACTATAAGGGAAGCGGGACAAATACTCAGGGCGATATAACTGTAAAATTGCTTGCCGCAGATGGAACATCTACTACTCATACTTTTGAGAATGTTTTACGAGGTGCGGCGACAGGAAGCACATCTTTTGATTTTAGTTCTTTTGCGGGTCGAAAATATATTAGGTCGGTAATATTTGACGTGCAACCTGACAGTACACCAAGCGGAACCGATACTCTTTATATAGATAATGTTAGACCTTTCATGCCTGCTGTATGGGATGAAATAGTGTCCGATCCTGCAATAATTCAGGGGGATGAGAGGTCTGCTCCGGGTGTCATGGCTATGTATTATACTGCAAGGGAGCGACCGAGGGTTAGTATTTCTTCTTCGGTTTCAAGTCAGGGGCAATCTTCTGTTTCAATAACAGTATCAGACGGCACTAAGTTTATTGACAATGATCTTGCAATAATTTTTGATCAGGATCATTACGAAGTATGCACTGTATCGGGCGTAAGCGGGAATGACATATGCTTGCAATATGTTGGATATGGGGAAGATAGTGCGTCCACTTATGCATATGATTATGATGCTGATAAGATGGCAAGGGTTGCAAACAATTCTTACAGAGTTACAAAAATCGGTGGGGCGTATACGATAGATGATAATCAGGATACAAGCAATTGGGTGAAATGGAGAACAAGGGCAGACAGAAGAATTGTCCTTGATGTTGGTGCGGCAGGGGCATGGGATTCCCTTGCTGTAAAACAACCGTCGGTAAAATATCGTGGCAATGCGGTTTATATGGCATATGTTGGTGAAAGCACGGGAGAATATGCGAAAATAGGATTTGCTCAAAGCACTAATTTTACTACTTTCACCAAGTTTGACGGGAATCCGTTTATCGAACCCGGATCGACATTTGATAGTAATGGTTGTTATTATCCAGATTTGAATATGTGGCTTCCTAAGAGTATGATTCATTATACAGGGGACGATGGTACTAAAAGGACAATAGGCAGTGCTGTTCAGGAATCTAGTTTCAGCAATCCATATAAAAGATTCCATGTTTCATTACTTGTTTATCCAATGTCAAGTCTGGGATACCCTCCCGTTGATGGTGCCGTATTATTTGATATGGGTAATTTCTGGGTTGAAGTAACGCATGAAAATATGGTGCAGGCACATGCTTATGTCGATGGTCAATGGTATACGGCAGAGCCTACACCTGAGCAAAGTATGAATATGGGTTTTGGACATTTTCTGATGCATGATCACTGGAATTATATTGTTGCTCAATTTACAGGGGATCAACTTGAATGTTACCGGGTCTCCATGATGCCGAGAATTGGTGGGGGCAACGGTTTTGAAAATGGTTGGGGTGGTGCCGATTATTTTGCGAGAAGTCCATGGATGATGACAAACGGAGTTGTAGAAGGGGATACATCTGTAACTTTGACAAGGCAATATTCTTGGGTTGACGGAGTTACTGATTATGAAGGTAGCGGTCAGGATATTTTATTCTGGGGTAGACCTGCCGTAGGTGCAACAGAATACATGAGTGGAGCTCAGGTTCAATTAAATAGAATTGTAAACGTAACAGACAACGGAGATGATACTTATGATTGCGATCTATTAAATCCTATTGGACCGTGGGGATTTTCAAATGTTCAACAATTCCCCGGTGCTTCATATCATGGAGTAATGCTTGCTCAGGGACATCTCAAATCGTCACAGCAATGGAGGGATTTGGTTAGAGATTATCTCGATACATCAACATACCCCTCTGGCTATATGTCCGTGCATCTTCCATCTGTTGACATAAATCATATGTTTAGTTTTACTTATAATACGAGCAATCAGGATGGTCAGGGTTATGGTCTGCCGGATGTTATCTGGAAGAAAGGGTATACATCCGTAAGTAGCGAAGGTCCTAAAATTTTAGACCCAAGCCTATCAATGCCACCAATGTTAGGGAACGGTTATAATTTAGCATTGCAGGATCAAAACAAAAAAGCTGGATATACAGTGGGTTATATAGGGCATTGCGATATTGGATTAGATATCCTTTTCATCAATCCTCAGGGAGAAGTTGGCGGTATGGTTCCTACATACAGGCAATTCATAAATAATGGGGATGCAAGCTTTCCTATGCCACCCTGGTATAAGTTCGACTTATCGGATGATGGGGCAATGGCCGACATGCACCAAAGTTTAGGTTTCTGGGATTTTGCCAGCAATTTTGAGGGTGCAGGAAATTTAATAACAGACAATTCAGGGAAGGGCAATACTTTATATCTTCGTGGAGGAGCAACGGTAATTGAAGGTGGCTATCTGGGATATGCTCTTAATATGACAAATAAGACAACTGATTGTGCAGAATGTCAGTTATACACAGAAGATTTTAACAAATTAAATGCTGGGGATTATCAAATAGATGTTGGTTCTTCCGGGGAATGGGACGAGAATAACATTCAGGCTCCACATTTATTTAAGGCGATTGACAGTTACAACATGCTGTATTCTGGTGAAGGCAGGATACCTCCAAGAGGTGGGCCAGGAACGATAATCGGCGATGTATTTGAAACCGGGAATCTTTCTGTTGGCATAACTTTATCTGGTAGTTTTTATTTATATTCCAATAATACGGTTACGATTGCAGCCAGTTGGGAGAAAAAACCCGTTTGGCATTCTGTTTGGTCAACTTCATCTGCCGGAACTCAAACGATGCCTGAAACATATGTTGCGATGCCGGGAACAACTACTGATTATTTTTATAGCGTAAGATGGGCAATAATTTTAGCCAACACACATGCTACAGGCAGAAGCCCTATAGTAAACAATTTTACTGTCGAATATACAGATCCCGGTCAGGTTCCATCGACAGCTTTTATGACCGCTCAGAACTCGACAAATTCCACTCCAATATACAGAGTGCAATTAGTTCCGGCTTCGGGTGCAAGGGAAGACGAGAAGATCAATATTACAGATTACATAACATCTATTAGCGATTTAAATTCTGAAGTTCCTGTTAAGCCAGACGATCTTGGCAATATAGTAGCCGGAGATGTTACTTTAATTGTAAACAATGAAGATAGGTATTTTTCTGAACTTGATACCAGTTCAATATTTTATAACAGGAATTATTTGAGTGATGAAATAAGAATATTTACTGGATTTCAGCTTAGTAGTAGGAGTGAGTATTATTTAAGCGGACGCTATTATATTGACAGGGTAGAAATATCAAATGATGAAACTGCTCAGATTTATTGCAGGAGTTTATTAAGAGAAGCAATCGACACAAAGTTGGGGATGCCGGTAGACAATACTCCAGATCCCAAGATTTATCAGGGGCAATGGAGAGTGAAGGACATAATGCATGATCTGTTGTTTACTGAAGCAAATATACCGGGTGAAGATATATTTTTAGAGGATTACGAACAATATTTTTCCAATGTTACAATCCAAGAGCAATCCATCGGGGATGTTCTTTTCAAACTTGCACAGGCTTGTGATGGAGTTGTATATACTAACAATCAGGGGGACATTTATTTTAAAACATGGGGTAATATAACATCACATTCTGCAACTACCGGAGTCACATTGACGGAGAATGATAATGCAGTAACGGTAAAGTATACAGGGCAGAGAAGGGATCGGCTTGTGAAAGAAGCGGTGGTTACGGGAGAAGATTTTGTTCAGGCAAGTGCAACTTCCGGCACACTGACTTATGGCAAGACAGTAAAGATAGAAAACCCTTATATTCAGGAAGATGATGTGGCAACTACAATCGCCAATAATATTATAAGAAGATACAATACTGTGCAGGCAGAGATGGAAATAAATTCTGCATATTTGCCTTCTTTGAAATTATTGGACACTGTAAAAGTTACAGATCATTTTTCTGGGTTGGCAGGTGCGACATTTCTTGTGAATTATATGTCAAAGAACATATCTTTTGATGATCTAAATGATTTATACAGGCTTACAAAAAATTTAGCGAAGGGATAAGGAGAATAAAATGTTTAAAATATTTATTGTTGAATGGAACAGACCTGATGTATGGGAACAATGTGCTGTTAGTTGGAAGCAAAACGCAAAGAACCCGGATAATGTTCAGGTGTTTTATGTAGACAACCATAGCCCTGATCCTGACATGGAAGTTAAACTTTCTGCATTAAAAGAAAAAGGTATGATACACGAATTTAAAGTATCAAGCGAACATTTATCGCCTGCTACAGCAAGAAATATTTTCTGGTTAAAAGAGATGCCGGATTCTAATCCTGAAGATATATTTGTGAAGGCAGACGGGAACATTGAAGCGTTGCCGGGATGGGATGAAGACGTGTTAAAAGAGTTTGAGAAGATGCCTAAAATGGACAGCATGACAGTTGGGGAAAACGAGAAGATAACAATAGACCATTGTCATCACAGGGCGTACAGGGTTATATTTGCCCGTCACCCTGTTGTGAAAGAGTTTGGTGGGTTCAGGTGTTACGAACCAGAAACCGGGGTGAAATGGGGATGTGACGATATTGACTGGGCGAGAGTCAGCTTGAAAACACAATACTGGAGCAGACCATTGAAATGTTTTAAACATCATGCAAGACCAAACGAATTAAAGAATAAAATAATAGAAAGATTCAGGGGGAGTTCTGATTTGAGGGTAAGGGCAATACGGGTTGCAATGAACGGGTATAAAAAAGGGAAATATTATATAGGAGAGTGGAAATGTACTGGATGAATAAAAAAGGTTATTTTAGGAATACAACCACTACTCATTATGAGGGAGTAATTAAATGTTTTGAAGGGTATTGTATTGTAAAAAAACGGGCTTCGGTAAAAGCACTTTTGACTCAAGGCTGGGAACGTGTTGAAGAAAAAGACGTTCCATCATTTGCATTGGATCAGTTTGGGGTTTCGAAAATTGCGAATATTGAAAGACCTGAAATAATAAATATGCATTACGATGACACACCGATATCTTCAGATGAAATTGAAATATTGCAAGATAATGTTGGTGATTTAGATGAGCAGGATGAATATCAGAAAATATCCAAGATAGACGAAAGAGATATTATATTTTCCATATCAATATTGTGTTGCAATAGGATTGATCAAACGAAAAAGTGTTTGAATAGTATTTTAAACTCTAAAGGCGATATAAGGTATGAATTAATATTAACTGATAATAATAGCCAAGATGATACATACGAATATATTCAATCTTTTAAGGAAGAGAACGACATAAAAACAATAATAATAAAGCACAAGAAAAACATTGGATTTATCGGCGGGCAAAAATATGCATTTAAAAAAGCCAATGGTCGTTATTTTCTTATGTTAAATAATGACATTACGGTGTCTGATTACTGGTTGGATAAAATATTATCCGGGTTTTCCGATCATGATGTTAAAATTTGCGGACCAACTAAATGTCGTCTTTTAGATAATGGCAAGGGGTATAGTGTTGATTCCGATAATTATGATTACATTGAGGGCAGTTGTCTTGCAATAGAAAAAGAATATGCCGAAGAATTTGGTTTATTTTCTCCTGAATTAGAATTTGCGTATGCAGAGGATTCCGATTTGTGTTTATGTGCAAGGATGCGAGGGTTTAAGATAAAGCATACTCCTTTTAATATGATACATGACAAATCGTGTCCAACTTCCCGGCTCGTTAGGGAGGATGTAAGGGGATATAATTTAAAAAATGAAAAGATATTGGTAGATAAATTCTCTAATTATATAAAAAATAAAAGTTTTAAAAAATCATATTTAATAAAAAGAACATCTTCTTCTGGCGATGTATTTTTAATAACTCCATTGATAAAACAGATAAAGAGAGAAAATGTTTACGCAGAAATAACTATTGTGACAAACGCTCCTGGATTATTAGTTAATAACCCAAAGATAGATAATATTTTAGGGACTTCTAGTAAAATAAATGAGAGTAAATACGATTGCGTTATAGACTTAGACATGACATACGAATGCATGTATCATAAATCGGAATCAATTGGTCATATTGTAGATTCTTACATGGCACAATCAGGAATACATTTAAAAGACAAAAGACCAGAATTTTTTCTTACCGACAAAATAGCAGAATGGGTAGAAAAATATTTTAATTTTAAATATATAGTTGTACATTTGGGTCCCAATCCTTGGGATGGAAGAAATATGCCAATAGATGTTGCTAAAGAATCTTTGTTGGAAATAAAGAAAATGGGGTATAGAATTATAGAAATTGGTAAGAGTAGGAATTTGACCCAAGACATAGCTGATAGTTACTGTGGTTTATCATGGGAGGAATCGGCAGGAATTATAAAGAATTGTTCTGGTTTTTTCGGCATAGACAGTGCCCCAATGCATATTGCCAATGCATATTATAAACCGGGTGCTGTAATACTAGGTAGCGTTCCCCCGGAACTTGTTTTGCTATATCCAGAAAGATTAAAAGCAATTCGCAATGAAAATTTAAATTGTCTAGGCTGTAGAATTTGGTCTATAGATCGTCCTATGAATAGAAAGCTCAAATGCCCACGTGGCAATGATATATGTGTAAAGTCAATAACATCTAAGGATGTTTTAAGAGTTTTCAAAACAGTTGTGCCGTCTTTGCAAAAAATATCTATTATAGTCCCAACGTACAATAGGGAGAAGCCATTATTAAGTGCATTGGAATCAATAAAGAAACAAACATATGAAAACTATGAGGTTATTGTTGTAAATGATGGAGGCGATGATGTCCGCAATATAATAAAAGATTCTGAACTTGAAAATTATATTTACGTTAGGCATTCCAATAATTTAGGTCTTTTTGCTTCCTTAAATACAGGATTAAAATTGGCAACTGGAGATTTTGTAACAGAATTAGATGATGATGATCTTTTTAGACCAAATGCATTAGAACTTTTAATTTCTGGATTTACAAATAATGGTATAAAGGCTGTATATGGGAAAGCCAATAGAAATTTTAATTATAGATGTGGCGACATAATACCAGAGGAGAATTATACTCTTGCCAATATGGTAAAAAGAGGGGAATCGCCTTTGGAAACAGGTAGGAATTGGACTACTTGTAATAGAATGTTTAGGAAAGAAATTTTTGACGACATCGGGTATTTTGATGACACATTGCCATGTCTGGGTGACATGGAAATGAATTTTAGAGTTTTAGACGAATATGGAGTTGATGCGTGGAATTTTATTGACAAGATCGTGGTAGATGTAAATATTTCCCAAAAATCCATGACGTATTCTACTGAATTAGATGGCACTAGAAAAATGATAGGGGAAAAAATTATCAAAAAATATTCAAAGAAAAATTGCAAGAATATTTTATTAACTACTGCATCTGCACCAATTCAAAACGATATTTATTTTAGTATATCGGAAAAATTATTTCCTATCGGCTTAGGGTACATAGCTTCTATTTTAAGGGAAGAGGGGCATAATATTTTTTTTAAAGACCCCTACTATGGTCCTGCCGATAGTTATGATTCTGAATATTTAGAAAGTAATGATATTGACATAGTAGGTATATATGCCTGCACAATATGCATTAAAGATGTTATGAATCAGGTTCGCAAACTAAAAAGCCAAAAACATAATGTGAAAATAATATCTGGTGGTCCGCATTGGTCTGTAACCGAAGATTATCCAGATGAAATAGATCATATTATTATAGGTGAAGCTGAAAATGTTATTTTAGATCTTATAAGTGGTAAAATAAAAGATCATGTTATAAAGACAAAATATATAAAAGAACTAGATGGATTGCCAATGCCTGCATATGACTTGATTGGTGACAGAAAATATAAGTCGCATGTCAAATCCAAATTGCCTTTTTTCAACATGAATACTTCTCGTGGTTGTCCATATAATTGTTCTTTTTGTTCTTCTGGTCCTATATCTGGCAATAAGTATAGATTTCAAAGTGCCGAAAGAATAATTAAAGACATAGAATATTTAAAAGCAGAAAAAGGTGTTGGTTCTATTTACTTCAGGGAAAATAATTTTTGTTTCAATAATGAAAGAATTTATAATTTTTGTAATCTTTTGAAGCAAAATAATATTGACATAGATTGGTATTGCGAAACATCTGTAAGAGATCTATCACCTGAATTGCTTGATAAAATGCAAGGGGCTGGATGCAAAGGTTTGTTTATTGGGTTTGAAACTGGTTCTGAAAGGTTATTGCCTTTATTAAAACCGGGATTTAAAATGGAGGATAACATAAAGATTGCAAAATATTGCAAGGGAATAGGTATGAACATGCATGCCTCTTTTCTTTTCGGTACTCCGTATGAAACAGAGCAAGATCGTATTGAAACCGAAAATTTTATAGATAAATATATCCCCAAGGGGCAGGTATCAAGGAATGTATATATCGGGTTGCCGGGATCAAAAATATATAACGAACTTGCTAAAAATAACGATTATGAATTTAAAGATGAATATAATATTATATATACTAAAGGGCATGACGACAAAATTCGCAAATATTTTAAAGACTCGCATCCCAATTTGTTTGTAAGGAATAAAAAATGAATCTTGCTGTAATAATGTCGGTATATAATGCAGGTGAATATGTCAACGATGCCATACAATCCATATTAAACCAAATTTACGATAATTATTTATTTTACATTTTAATTGATGGTGCTACGGATAATAGTTATGAAGTTTGCAACGAATATAGAAGTAACGAAAAAATAAAAATATTTACAAGGGAAGGGAATTATGGACTTCCTAAATCTTTGAATTTTTTGATAAGACAGGTTTTGAACGATAATCCCAACATTAAATATATAGCCAGACAGGATGCAGACGATATTTCTCTACCCGATAGATTTGTAAGGCAAATTGATTTTTTAGAAGATAACGATGGCTTTGGTTTAATTGGGACATGGTATAGGATAATAAATGAAAACGGTAAATTTAAAATGGATGTGAAATCGCCAACTAAAGATATAGATATCCGAAAAGATTTTTTTAATAGAAATAAATTCTGTCATGGTTCTATAATGTTCAGGACATCGTTGTTAAAAGAAGCGGGTATGTATGATGAGATATTTGAAAGATGTCAGGACTACGATTTATTTTTTAGGTTTATGACCAAATGTAAAATTAGCAATATCCCCCAAATATTATATAAGTGGAGACATAGCAAGAAATATGATGGTTTGCTTAGTAAACGAAAATATTTTATGATGCTTGCAAGATATAAGATGTATTGCAATTATGCAGGCATAGAGTTTAACCCTTCTAATTTAAGAAAGGAAACAATTTGAAAAAAATTAGTTTTATAATACCGGCATACAATAGTCATGGCAAATTGAGAAAGGCTGTTGAATCATGTTTGTCAGCTAACAATTCCGAAACTATTGTAGTAAACGATGCTTCGCCAGAGGATGAGTATTCGCTAATTTGTGATTTACCTATAGAATATATAGAATTGTCTAAAAATGTTGGTCATGCAACTGCGCTCAACAAAGGCATTTCTTTATCCAGAGGTGAATATATTTCTTGGATAGGTCAGGATGATTACTGGTATCCTGAAAGTGCCAATAAAATGGTTGAGTTTCTTGATTGTAATCCCGATATAGGAGTAGTTTATTCTAATTTTGATTACACCAGAAATGGTATGCATACGGTGCATGTAGATGAGTATTCAAAAGAAAAATTAGAGGGACATAATTATATTGGGCAATTTGTAATATATAGAAAAAAGTTGGGGAAAGATATAGGTATTTATAATGAAAGTTTTGTAGTTGCCCAAGATTGGGAATACTGGCTGAGAATGTCTAAAATTACTAATTTTTCAAAAGTCGATGTTGTGGGGGGATTATTGTATCACAACGAAAATGGGGTTTCGGCTACTAATTATGATATATGCACTAAAGAAATAAAAAAAATGATAAGGGATATGTACCCAGATAGAAAATTTCATTTAACAGGACATAAGGTGATTTATGAAACATAAGATAATAGTTGGTGGGACAGGAAGAACAGGTTCGACAATATTGATGTGTTTGTTGTCATATTTAGGATTAGAGACGGGTTACGGGAAAAATTCTTACAAAAACGAGGAATTATTCAGGTCTTTTTTTCTCGAAGGAAACTTGAATGCATATATAATCAAAGATCATGAGCATACAGCAAAAGACATTAAATGGTTGGATCAATGGGATATTGATTATTACATATGGCTTCGTAGAGATTTTGAAGAAGTTGCAAAAAGCAGGATAAAAAGATGGGATGAAGGTTACTGGAGGGGCGGATTAGACATAGAAACAAAGGGAGACCCTGATCGTCAGCTTATGGTAACTATGCAACGATATTATCAAATAGCTGACTATTTAAAGGAACACAGGAGCATACCTGTTGTTGCAATTAATTTCCCAAGTTTTGTTAAAAATAGTGAATATCTTTTTAATTGTCTAATAAAACCTTTCCCAAACTTAGAAAAAAATATTTTTGAAAAAGGATTTAAAACGATATTTGACATAAAGAGAATAACTACTAATATTGAAAATATAAATAACGAAAAGAAAAAGGATGAAAATGAATCCCGACAAGATACGATGTGAAATGTCTCTCGTTTACGAGAAATATGGGGACTGGGTTGGACAAAACATAATGTTAGAAGATGGTAGTTGGTTAAAAGAGAATGGGTCTTATACAAAGGTTGAGCAGGTGGTTCAGGTTACGATGTCAATGTTTAACAATTCATTGAAAGGTCTTAGGGTAATAGATCTGGGGTGTCTTACGGGGTATTACTCTTTCGCTTTAATTCAGAACGGAGCCGAATATGCAGTAGGGGTTGACGCCAACAATAAGAATATTATAAAGGCAAACAAGTTAAGGAATCTGCTTGTTATGGATAATCTTAAATTTATCCAATATGATTTGAGACAAGGATTGCCACCAGAAATAAAACATGAAAAATTTGATGTAGTTTTGGTTGCAGGGTTATTATATCATTTGGATTTAGACTATGGGGTAAGAATCTTGGAAGAAGCGTCAAATGCTTGTTCTAAGTTTCTTTATTTATCAACTACTACAACTGACAAGAATGATTACCAGATAGAATACAAAAATAATAAATATTATGGAACAAGGATAAGGGAGGATAAGTGGAAGGAAGAAGCTTTGCCTATAAAAAATAAAGAATGTTGGATGGGGTTAGATCATAATTCAGTGCTTTTTAACGAAAAGAGTGTTTATGACATGCTAATAGAGTTTGGGTTTAAAACAATTTTGGAAATTAAGCATCCCCCTAAGTTAAAAAAAGATCCACGATTGACATTGGCGGCAATTAAATGAACAGGATGGAAATAAGAAAAATAAGAAAAAATGAATTGTTAAATATTTTTATACAAATAATACGAGACATTGTTGGCATATCAATCAAGAAATTGAGGATTGCAGATCTTGGATGTTTTGAAGGATTTTATTCATATCAACTTGCGTTACTTGGAGCCATTGTTGTTGGGATAGAGGGGAGGAAAATAAATATTGAAAAGGCAATGTGTAACAAATCCGACAATTTAATATTCTACCATGATGATGTGAAAAATTTTAATATTGACAAATACGGACATTTTGATGTTATTTTATTGCCGGGCATATTATATCACCTTGACTTTAATTCTATATGTAACTTGTTGGAAGAAGTATATAAATGTTGCAATAGACTATTAATAATAGACACGAATTGCTGTGATGTTTTGCCATCCAAATATAAAGATATGCTCCCAGCTACATTTAATTATAAGGGCATTAATTATAGTGGAATGATTTACGATGAGCCAATAAAGGGACTGTCCCCAACTCAGATTGAAAAAAGATTAACTTCTGCAATTAGTAATGACGAAAGTTTTTGGTTCAAAGAAAAAGAATTAGCAAAAATGTTATCTGCCGTAGGATTTGGTTCGGTATATAAATTGATGTTCCCTGAAGCACCAACTGGTATTCAGAGGGAAACTTTTATCGCAATAAAATGAATAGGAGAAGATAGATGGATAAAGAACAAGTAATAAAAGAGATGAAAAGTTTAGGTATATGGCAATCTGCAAATACATATCTGGGTGACGGAATATACACGAGACATAATGTAAGTTTAGATTACCTGAACAGTAAAAACGGGGCAGGTAGTAACGGTGTGCATTTAAGAATATTTATGCAGGCAATGCAGGACATAACAAACAAGCCGTTCGACAAGTTAAGGGTTCTCGATTTAGGTTCATTAGAAGGATTACATTCTATTGAACCTGCATTGCATGGGGCTGAAGTTGTATCCGTTGAAGGTAGAGAAGAACATTGTGAAAAGCAGAGATTTGTGAAAAAAGTTCTTAATTTAAACAATTTGCATATTCATTGTGATGATGTAAGAAATTGCACTTTAGAAAAATATGGAGAATTTGATGTGATTATAAATGCCGGGATACTTTACCACTTGAGTTTCCCCGAACAAATTGATTGGATGGAAGGATTGTCAAAAATGTGTAAAAAGCTAATGCTTATTCATACAAATTATAACCACGATCCGTCCAAAAATATAGAGGTACAACATAAAGGTGAAAAATATTCCGGGTTTTATTTTAAAGAAAGAACTGGAGAAAGCAAAGTAACAAAAGATGGTAGAACTCATGGTGAACTAAATAACAGAGGATCGATTGGGAACGAAGAAAGTTTTTTGTTAGACAAACCTTCAATCTATAAATTATTGAACAGAATTGGGTTTAACATTAGTTTTGAACGCAAAGCAATCGGGATAAAAGAGATTTTCGTTGCAATTAAGGGCAAACCAATCATTTTAAAAACTATCGGAGACTTGAAAGAGATGGAAATATAGTGTCAGCAAAAAAAAATCATACTGAATTTACCGAATGGTCTGATCAGTTAAATCCTTTTAATTCAATGAAGGTGCTTGTTTGGAGGGAACAGTTGGAAGCGCTTGCAAAGGGTAAAATTCTTCCGCCCGTTACAGTAGATACAGACCCTACAAACAAATGCAATTTTAATTGCCCGCATTGCAATGCACAAAAATATAGATCGGAAGAGGAACACACTTTATCTGAAAAACAATTAAATAACCTTGTGTGCATATATTCGGATTTTGGTGTAAAATCAACATGCGTTTCGGGTGGCGGCGAACCAACATTAAATCCACATCTTGCAACATTTATCTGGGATTTAAATTATCATTCAATAGAATCAGGAGTAATAACAAACGGCTCTGTAATAACAGAAAAACAGATAGATGCAATATTACATTGCTCTCGATGGTGCGGAATATCCGTTGACGCAAGCAATGGCGATACATTTATTAAAATAAAGGGTATAAAAAATAAAGATATTTTCGGCAAAGTTATAAAAAACATAGAAAATATGTGTAAAATAAATAGCAAGTTAAAAGGCAGGATGTGTGATATTGCCTTTAAATATCTGCTGTTCCCGGAGAATGTTTCCGAAATATACGATGCTGTTAAACTTGCCAAAGAAATTGGATGTCAGCATTTTCATCTTCGACCTGCATGTGTAGATAATATAGAATCAAACAATAAATGTGAAACATTGGATTTTACTAAACACATATCTTTATTTGATGAACAAATTTCAAAAGCGATGGAACTTGAAGATGGAAATTTCAAGGTATTCGGAATAAGGCATAAATTCGGGAAAAATTTCAAAAGGAAACTTAATTTCAGTAAATGCAGAGCAACACCTTTGCTTGCTACATTTGGTGCAGACGGTAACTGTCATCTATGTTTTGACATGAGAGGTAAAAAGGAATTTGTAATGTGCAAACACGAAGAAATACTAAAATTTTGGGGATCAGATAAGCATAAAAAAATGATTAATTCAATAAACATAAACGAGTGTCCAAGATGCACGTTCGGAACATATAACGAAATAATAGAAAAGGTTTTCATAAAGGATTCGATGTGCAAAAATTTTCCGTAAGAGATTTAAAGATATGAACATATTATATTTAACACACGGCAAACCAAACTTTGAGCAGCAACATCAAGTCAAGGATTCTATAATGAATCTTGGACATAAGGTTGTTTATTACAATTACAATTCTTTTATTGATAGCCCTGATAATCAGAAATTGCAAGACGATATTTTAAGAATTGTGGAGTATTGCAATATCGACACAGTATTTGCAATAATTCTAAAAGAAGAAATCAGGTATGAAACATTCGATATTTTAAGAAAAAGGGGAGTAAAGGTTGCCTGCTGGTTTTCAGACGATCACTGGCGTTATCATTGGGATAGACCTTTGGGGACAAGATTTTGGCTTCCTCATATTGACTATGCAATAACAACGGCTGGAGTTGCATTACAATGGTATAAAAAAGATAAATTTTATAATGTAATATATTCTCAATGGGCAGCGAATCCCGATTATTTTATGCCGATAAATCTACCCAAAACAATTGATGTAGTTTTTACCGGGCAAAACGTGGGAACCAGAAAAATAATGACGGAAGAATTAAAAAAAAGAATTGGCAATAAATATAAATTCGTTACACTTGGGAATGAGTTTGATTCTGGCAGGATTTCATTTAACGATTATCTTTATGCGATAAATTCTGCAAAAATAAACATACATTTCGCAAATCCTCCACAGGGGATATTAAAACCAATAAAGGCAAAAAATTTCGAAGTGCCGATGTGCAAAGCATTTTTACTCGCAGAATATCTTCCTGAATTAAAGAATTATTTCAATGATAATGAGATGGCATATTGGGATGGGATGGACGATTTCGCAGAGAAGATAGATTATTATTTAACAAAAGGAGAAGATGAAAGATATGATATTGCATTAAATTCTTATAATCGTGCAACAAGAGAACATACGTGGGAACACAGGATGAAAGATATTTTTAATAGAATAGGAGATTGATTATGTGTAGTGATTGGAGTCCAGAATTGCCAGAAACTAAAAGGGGTAATTTATTAGTGCTTTCTATTTTATGCATTTTTTGTTTCGCCATAACATTTGTGGTAATGGTGGTATTGTAAATGAAACAGACAAGATCGTTTGATAAAAACAAGTGCTTACTATACAGGGATAACATGCAGGGGATAATCGACAGAAAGTTGATTGCCCCAGTTGAAGTAAATATCGACCCTATAAATTCCTGTACATTGAAATGCCAGTGGTGTAATGCCAAGCGTGTATTGGATGGGAAGAAGATATCGAAAGATGTAATGATTAAATTGTTAGATGATTTGGCGAATTGGGGAACTTTGGGAATCTGCTTCGCTGGAGGGGGAGAGCCAAGCCTTCATCCTGAAATCGATCTGTTTGTAAAGCATTGCACAAAATTAGGACTCGAATCTGCAATGATCACAAACGGATATTCGTGGACAACAAAATTAGTTGAAACGATTGCCGATCACATGCGATGGGTTGGCATATCTGTCGATGCGTCAACAAGAGGAACATTTTTAAAGCTAAAAAAAGTAGACGGATTTACAAAAACCTTGAAAAATATTTATAATCTTGTATATTATAAAGAGATGGATAAGAAAAATTGTAAGGTTGGAATAACCTTCAAGTTTTTAATTCATCCTGAGAATCAACATGAGATATATGACGCTTGTAAAATTGCAAAAGATCTTAGATGTGATAGTTTCCATCTTAGACCCGTAGATTTTCTGGCTTACAAAAACGAAGAAGAGAAATTGGACTTGAAGTTGATTAACGAACAGATTAAGAAATGCCACGAACTATCAGACGATAATTTTGAGTTCATTCCTTTCTTTGCCTGTTTCGACAACAATCTTGTCAGTTTAAAATTTGATAAATGTGAACTTGCTCCATTACTTGGAATATGCCTGCCTTCCGGCTGGTGGTTGTGTATAGATAGAAAGGGACAAAAGGGTTTGAGGTTGTGCGGCATAGATGAAATAAGAGAGTTCTGGGGCAGTGAAAAGCATTTCGAAATTATGGACAGTATAAACCCGAAGCGAGATTGTGGAAAATGCACTTTGTCTAAATATTATGAGAATTTTATATCTTACAAAAACGATGATTGGTATTGGAAATTTGTATAAGGAGAAGAGATGAAAATCTTTTACTTGACTCACGGAACGATAAATTTTGAAGAAAAGAAACACTTTGCCAATTCGCTTATTGATATGGGGCATGATGTTTTGTATTATAATTATGTAAGCCAGTTAGAAGGTCTTGGGCATGACAAATTACAGAAACATATAATTATGAATTGCATGGACTTTGACCCGGATCTTGTATTCTGCCTGTTGCATAAGGACGAGATAGATTACAGCACTCTCGGAACATTAAGGGAAAACGGATACCTTGTAATTAACTGGTTTTTTGATGATGTCTGGAGATTTAACGATTTTTCCCGTTTCTGGATTCCTTACCTCGATTATATAATCACAACTTCCCCCGATGCTGCTAATTGGTATTCTGCTTATGGGGCAAAAGATAAAGTTATACCCTCAACTTATGCGGGAAATCCACAATATTTCACCGCACGATACTTACCTAAGATATATAAAATATCGTTTGTGGGTCAATCTCATGGAATCAGGGGGGAATATATACAAAAGCTAAAAGATGCCGGGATAGATGTTCGTGCTTTTGGTAGGGGTTTCACCGATAGGATTAGCTTTAACGACATGATAGATATATTCAGTCAATCTTATATCTGTTTAAACATATCCGAAGTTAGCGGTCAAAGCGGTAAATTGCAAGCAAAGGCAAGGGATTTTGAAATAGCCTGCACAGGAGGGGGATGCTTATTGACTGGGAATAGCGACATGATCGAAGATTGCTATGTAGACGGAAAGGAAATCGTAGTATATGACAACTTGGACGATCTTGTCTTAAAGGCGAAGCATTTGATCAGGCACCCGGACTACTGTATGGAACTTGCTCAAAATGCAAGGCAAAAAACTTTAGAAGAACATACTTATCAACATAGGTTTGAAACAATATTTCAAAAAATTGGATTTAGAAAGGATGGAGAGAAATGAGATTGTTTTTAATAATTTTATCGTTATTGGTGGTATTGTTTTGCTGGAATGCAATACTTGAAGCGGAGCCTTTTCTCGTCTGCGATTGGGCTTTACAGGATATTCCAAGTCAGACAATTAAATATTATATTGTAACTATAAATCAGAACCAGACATTTCAGTCTGAACCTGAAGTAAGGGACGATGGAAAAGCAAGATTACATTTCGATGTAAGTAATTTGCCGAACGGAGAGCATAGATTTGATGTGTCCGCAGTAAATGTTCTGAATCTTGCGAGTGAAACCGTGACTTATTGGTGTATGTTTGGAAGTCCCAAACCGCCTAAAAATTTAAAAGTAGAATAATGCAATAAGGTAATAGGGTAATAAAATGTGGGATAAACTAAAATTAATGTTAGGTTTGAAATGGAAAAGGGGAGACGGAGTTAGTATTGCCATTGACCTTCAATATGACCCTTCGAAAACGAAGCCTGAAGATTTCCATAAAATAAAAAGAAAAATAAATGTAGAACTTGAAAAACAGGCTTTGCAGGCGATAAGGAACAGGAATTTGCTTATTAAAAAACCATTAACTATCAGGAAGGTAATCAGTTCATGCGAAGAAACAGAATGAACCGAGAGGCAAAATAATGAAAAACGATGATTGTGGACTCTGGAGAGCAATAGGAACAACTATCCTATTGTTTTTAGGACTACTTCTTGTATTTATTTTTATGACGGTTTGTGATACTGCTATCCATAAAGCGGAAGCCTCGACAACAGTAACTTTCGGGCTCAGGGACGCTGATACTTATACCGGAGACTGGGAAGACACACAGATGTATGAATATAGCAACACTACTAATTATGGTAGTGCAGGAAACCTGATAGCCTATAACCATGCCGATTATCACTATACCTTTGTCGTTAGAGTTGATATTACTACCCTCCCGGATAACGCCGATATAACAAGTGCAAAATTCTATATTTTCAACCAATCTAACGAACCACAAAGTTACAAGGTTGCTGCTTATAAACTGGATAATTATGCAGATAGCTGGACAGAAGCCGGTTGCACATGGAATAAATATGACGGTTCAAGCAACTGGACAAATACGAATGGTGGTAGAGACGATATTGGTGACGAAATAGCCGAGAGGGCAGCAGCAACATGGAGTGCTGGGTGGGGGTATCTAACCTTTAGTGCTGGTGGATTAACATACCTTGAAAGCAAACTTGCTTCTGGTGATGTGGTGTTCTTGGTAGATGTTCCTGGTTCGGAGGACAATAACTATAAAGTGGATGGATTGTCCTCAGAATATTCAAATCAGGCTGCAAGACCATATCTTCAGATTGTATATGATTTAGTTGCAACTCCGACATTGACTTTAACTCCAACAGCAACCGAAACACCAGCAACTCCGACACCTACATTGACTGCAACCGATACTCTAACTCCGACAATTTCACCTACTGATACCATAACAGCAACCGAGACAGCTACGCAAACCGCTACGCCGACTTTAACTTTGACAAAAACACCTACTATAACAGTAACAGTAACTCTAACGCCAACTCCGACATTAACGGCAACACAAACCATGACGGTAACAGCGACACCCACTGAAACTTGCCCCGGACCTTCTGAATATTACCGTGTGGGGCTAAATTCAAATTGTGATTCTTCGGGGCATTGGGAAGATACGTTTGTCGATGATATTCATGCAGACACTAATTATGGAACAGATACAAACCTTTATGTTTCTTCGGTCAACCCTCCGATTCAATATACTCACTTGCGATTAGACCTTGAAGATATATACGATAACATTGTTATTTCTTATGCTAAATTATGGATATATGTCAGTAATTACCAAGTCGGTGATGGCGTTACGATGAAATTATATTCCTTACAGCAGGACTGGACAAATGCAGGTGATACTTACAATAAATATGACGGTGTCAATGACTGGACAAATAATGCAGGAGGTATTGATGATCTTGGGGATTTGATTGGAGAAGCTACATGGTGGAAATCTAATGATTGGAAATGCATTGACCTAAATGCAACCGGGATAGCCTTGTTAGAATCGGCAGCCTTGCCCGGATATCTGGATGTCAATATGTTCTTATATAACGAAGCAGATACTTGTGTCATTGAAATGATAAGCGGAGACAATCTGGATGCAACTCTCAGACCTTACGTTGAGATCTGCTATGCACCTTATGCCACACCCACTTTAACGCAAACACCAACGCTAACTCAAACTATAACAGCCACACTAACCCAAACCCTGACCGCAACGCAGACAACAACCGCAACTCTTTCCAAAACTGCAACTGCTACTGCGACATTAACCGTAACTGCTACAAAAACAGCAACACCAACAATTACTATCACCCAAACAGCACCTTCGAGTTATAAAAAGTTAAAATCTTATGACGAGGATTATATATATATGGAAAGTTTTGATCCAGACGATATAGAAATACATTCTCATGACGAGGATTATATTTATCTTGAATCGTTTGATTACTAGAAAGGAATATAATATGAAAAATAAAATTGCGTTAATTATCTTGACCGCAATGCTTATTGTAAGTTTTACTTTACAATCTGAAGCTAAAACGATCAAGACTAAAAGGGTTTATTATGGAGACAGCAGATCGATATATATAACAAATTACGACAGCGACAGGACTGCAAAGTCTCTAACAGGTTTTACTTTAAGATTCAGGCTGTGTACTTCCGTAGCTAATTATGTTGCAGGAACATACCTCTTGGATTTAGCCTTCACTAATTCCTCTACGACAGGAGTGGCGACCCTTGATTTAAGTATTTCAAATTTAACCCAAAAACCAGACATATATCATCTTTTTATAGACAAAGTGAATGCGGCTGGCACTTCCCCTAACACTACAAACCAATACATATTTATAATCCAGCCTCCTCCAAAGTCAATGGAAACCATAGAATTGTATTACGGCAACAGCGAGTCTTTTTTGATTACAAACTGGGATGAGGATCACGATGAAAAATCTCTTACAGGGTTTACTCTTAATTTCCGTTTATGCAAAAAGGAAATAGATTATGTGTCTGCTAATTATACATTAAACCTTCCCTTTACCAATTATACCCAATCTGGTTCAACATTAGGGCAGGCGTATATAAATTTGAGCAAAGCCAACTTACAGCAGACAGCCGGAACGTATTATCTTTTTATTGACAAAACAAATGCCGAGGGAACAGTGAAAAAAACAACAAACGAATATAAGATTAATATACTACCAACCGCTTCGGTTGAATAGGAAGGGATAGAATGTGAAAGAAAGAGGCAAGGATCTGATCGGGATAGTCTTACATTGCAGTATGAGTGAATTTGGGGATTCTGAATTGATAAAAGACTGGCATTTAAAGAGGGGGTTTGACGACATTGGATATAATTTTGTGATTTGCAACGGATTTTTAAACCCACGAAGCAAATACAATAAAGACTTTGATGGGCTTATACAAATAGGTAGGGATAGGAATTATATAGGTGCTCATTGCAAGGGTTATAATGAATCTCATTACGGGATATGTTTAATAGGGAACAAGAAGTTCACATTTAATCAAATAATGGCATCTTTTAAATTGATAAAGCAATTAACTACTAGTAACGAAATAGATTATTTCATTGAAGGAAAGATCCTTACAGATAATCAAGTTGCAGGGCATTATGAATTTAACAGAAAAAAGACGTGTCCTAATATTAATATGGATGACTACAGGTATCTTTTAAATTTATATTTAATGAAAGATAGATGGGGGGGATTCTGCGTTTAAAAAAAAGTTATGTGTTATTTTATTTTTGACAACATTGGGTATGTGAAAGAAGGGTTAGGTTTGTATCCAGAGAAAGGGGGTAATTATGAAAACGAATGTGATGAAAGCGGTTTGTATAGCTGTGGTCGTTGCTCTGGCAGTCTTACTGGTGTATACTCAGGTGCTTGCAGTGGAAGAACAAAAAACTGTTCGGCAGGTGAGTAGTAATAGTGGGAATAATAGTAACGCCGGGAACAAAAATACTAACGATATAAATTTAAACGACTGGCTGATAAAAAAAGCCGACAATAATTTTCTTGCACTTATAATTCTTATATTTATAATTTTGGATAGAAGTGGTCTTATAGATATCAAGAAGATTTTAGGTGGGAGGAAAAACAATCCGGGGAATCCTCACTCTTTAGAATATTACGAAAAAATCGGGAAGAAGATCGGGTATCACGACACCGAAATCAGTATTATAAAGAAATCTCTTGATACATTAAGAGACGATTTTAGAAGGATAGAAACTGTTATCTATTCTATGAGGGATTGCATAAGAGAGATGAGAACTGCCCATATGCGCAATCACCCTGACGACGATATTACTAAAGTAAAATAATTTGCTTTGGCATAAATCTTGCAATATCCATATATTATGTATATGAAGACAAAAGAGAAGTTAAAAAAAACAGATAACGAGAGAGAATATAAGGTTATGCTGGGGTTATATAAATCTCGATATGGCAAAAAAGGATGCCCTCTTTGACGACCTTACGGTGGAAACCATTCGGGCAATGGGTGGAAGGTTCACAGAAAAACTCAATATAGGTAGTATGGCGTGAAATTTGCATTGTGTATTTAGTTAGAAAAAATAAAATGTAAAAAGGAGAAGGAATGATCTACATTGGTTTAATTTTATTGGGTTGTGTAATCGGTGGTGCAATCGGATATTTAATTGCTATGCTAAAATGCACATATCCAGAAATATAAGCGGGCTATGGGGATAACAATAAAAAGGAAAGATAAATGGCATCTGTAATATATAGCAAAAACAGGTTAAGAAAAAGCAAGTGGAGAGCATGGTTTTTCGATGATCAGGGGAATCGGCATCAGAAATGGTTTGAAACCGAACAGGACGGTTGGGACTGGATAAATTCTGAACACGATGATATTAAAGAAATAAATCTACAAAAAAAGAAAAAAGTAATGACAACCGAAGATGCAATAGAATTGTTCAAATCCACGATCATATCTGAAGTAAAATCGTTCCCGGAACTAAAGGTTGACAAATTCATAATACCAACAGGTAAGGGAACTCCTGAAACAATGGGGTTAATGCTTTCTGATTCACAGTTGGGGCATCTTACCAAATCCTTTAACTTTAAAGTGTTTAGAGATAGATTAAAAATGCTTCAGGAAAGCATATTTACTATTGCAAAGGTGCAAAGGGCAGATCATCCAATTGACAGGCTTGTTATATTTGTTTTGGGCGATATTGTTCATAACGAAATAGTTGGAAGGTTTGTTGATCTTCACGAACTTGAAGGAACTGTATGGCAACAGATACAAGTTGCCGTCGATCCTGAAAATTCCTTCCCTTCGTTTTTCCATAATATGTTACAGATGTTCGACAAGGTAGACTTATATCTCGTTTCAGGCAATCACGGGGAAACTCAAAAGGATTCTATTTCTGATGCAAATTGGGATTCTGTAATATACAAGTTTTGGGAACAACAGTTTGTTAATGAGGATAGGATAAATTTCCATTCAACTGACGATTTTTATCAAATAGTAGACATTTACGGGAAGAAATTTTTCCTTGAACACGGAGAAGTTGTAAGATGCTGGATGGGGCTTCCTTATTACGGGGTATCGAGAAGAATCGGGGAATTGGCTAAATCTGAGATTAATTTTAATTACTATTGCATTGGTCATTTCCACCAGATTGCATCTATACAGTTGGGTAGAAAATTCTTTTTAGTAAACGGAAGTTTTGTATCGGATGATATGTATGTATTGAGAAAGTATGGAAGCACGTCCGTTCCTTTTCAATATTCGTTTTTTGTTCACCCCAAGAAGAAATACATCACTTCTGAATACAAACTACATTTTGGGATATAGGGAATGAAACACAAATATCTATATTTAAGGCTAACTAAAAGGAGATAAGGATCATGAGAGACCCGAATCGAATACCAATTGTGCTAAAAAAAATAGAAATTGCTTGGTCTAAAGTCCCAGATTGGAGACTATCTCAGCTAATTTGCAATGCAAGTTTTGAATTAAACAGAGAAGATCCTTTTCATATCGAAGATGACTTGCTAATAAAAGGAATAAATAGAGTAGTGGAAAAATATAACAATGAAACCTAAATGTGAAATTAATGGATGCTCAAAATATGCACAGGCATATTTATTTATTGGTGAAATATGGTTTCTGTGTGAAGATCATTATCTAAATCTTTTAAGAGTTATCAAGAATACAAAGGGGGGCGAAATGATTGAGGAATACACCTTACGGGATAACGTTTGTGAAGAGGGAAGATCATCGAACTAAATGGTTTAAGAATATATTTTTTGCATGGAGTTATTTAGTTGAAAATGCGAGAATGGGAGAAATTGTTGAAATAGAGGATAGGATACTATTCAAAACCTTTACAATTATTTATATGGGAGAAGAATAAATGAGAGTCTACGTTGCAGGAAAGTATTCGGCAGATAATGTAATAGATGTATTGGGTAACATACACGATGGGATAAAGGTATCTGCTCAAATAATGAAGGCTGGCATGAATCCCTTTTGCCCCTTTTTAGACTATCAATTTCAATTCTTTGATAAATCCCTAACGGTAGAAGATTACTACAGGTATTCAATGGCATGGCTTGAAGTTTCCGATGTTGTCTTTGTATTGCCCGGATGGGAGAATAGTAAGGGGACATTAGCTGAAATTAAAAGGGCTGAAGAATTGGGGATTAGAATTATATATGAAGATATAAACGAACTTATCGGATATTATATCGCAACAAAAAAACCTAAAGATATGTTTAAGTTTAAAAAGGAATGAAAAGGAATAAAACTTGCATGTATAAATTTTGAAAGGAAAGCAGATGAACAAAGTATATTTAAAAGGATATGTTGGGCAAGACCCCACCACATACGAAGGAAAGAGCAAGGTGGCAACATTCAGCATGGCATATAAGATATATCCAGAAAATACCGGGTGGATAAAGGTTGTTGGGTTTAAGAAAACTGCTGAATACATCGAATCGAATATTTGTCAGGGAACAGCCTTGATTGTCGAGGGTTCTTTGTCTTATAATGCATGGACAGATAAAGATGGAAATAAAAGAACTGAAACTCAGATAATTGCCAATAACATTATCCCTTTTTACATGAAAAAGAAAAGGGATGCTGATGACGGTTCTGGGGAGCCAAGAGATGAGAACATACCGTTTTAGGAGAAGATTATGAACGAAGATGAAATCATCGATCTTATCTTCATTTTAGAGTGTTATAAAAGATATATGGAAGAACAGGGAAACAAATTTGTTTATTGTGAAACCGGATGGACTAAAGACGGGTTGTTTTATGAGGATGTTTACGAAGAAGATTATAACGACTTCGATAAAGAATTTTTAGCCGAATTAGGAATAAAAGCGGATTAACATGCAATATTTAACATTACAGTACAGCCTTCCTAAGACCCACAATATAAACTTCAGGTACAACAACTATTTGTACAAAACTCGTACTGCCCCTGCCGAACCAAAAGTCTTACAATCCAACCAAAAATCCTTAAATAAACTAAAAGGCAGGGGCTTCCTTCCAAAAAGGAGAAAAGAATGTATTTACTAATTATAATTTTCTTTTTTTTATTTTTGTTAGGGGTCATTGCGATTTCATGTGAGTAGAAATTAAACAAACTAACTGTTCAAAGTTTGAACAATTATATAAAAGGGAGAATAAATATGATAGATAAAGATTGGTTCGATTTTCATAAAAAGAAATATTGTGAAAAATGTATTCATTACATTCATGAAACAAGTTACGATAGAGATCTGTCTGTTTTATCCAACGAATATACTTGTCCTATTTTGGATTTTTTCTATGCTAGATATTATAAAATTGAAGAAAGTGGGGGATTGAAAAGTATGGAAAAATTTTGGGATAGGCATTTTGTTAATACTTTTTTATTTGAGGACAATACATGTAAATTATTTATTGATATAGGAGAATAAGTATGACGGACTGCAACCACAAATATACTTTTAAACAGGAAGATCAAGTTGTTAAAATTGAAAACGGAGAAATGAAAACCTTAATGATTTGCCCTAACTGTAAAAAGGAAGTTTTTTATGTATGGAAGTTGATCAACACTATCGAAGTTCCTAATTTTAACGAGAAGATGAAAATAGGTTCGTAATGGCAAGAAAGGAATATGGAATACCTGAAGTCCCCGAAGATGCTCTTGAACGTAAAGTCAAGTGGAGTTACCCGAAGCAGATAGAGAAGTTAGAGAACAAAATATCTGAACTTAAAAAGAACGTGTTTCCGGGCAAAAATGTTCAGGAATTGATAGACTGCGAAATCGACAGGTATCAAAAGCAGTTGGATAAATACAAATCCGAACTTATAGATTACCAATCAAAATATAATAATATGCTTTTGTCCGACCAGAAAGTTATGCAAAAGAAATTAGAAAAAGATATAGAAGAAGATGAAAAAGATGATGAGTAATAAGTGGGTTGACGAACATATCATATCAATACTGTGATTTGCGGGGATCATTTAGATGTATTAAAAAATGCTCCTGACAATTGCGTTGATTTGACAGTTACAAGTTCGCCTTACGATGATTTGAGGGATTATGAGATTTGATTTTAAAAGTTTAGCAAAAGAATTATTTAGAATTACAAAAGATGGAGGTGTAGTTGTTTGGGTAGTCGGAGATCAAACAATAAATGGAAGCGAGACAGGGACATCTTTTAAACAAGCATTATATTTTAAATATGTAGGATTTAATTTGCACGACACGATGATATGTTTAAAGGATGGGCAAGGATCAACTGGTAGTAATAAATCTTATTGGCAAAATTTTGAGTATATGTTTGTTTTTAGCAAAAAAGACATTAAATGTTTTAATTTACTCAAAGATAGAAAAAATTTATCAGGGATTCTCCCGGTTAAAAAAAGGAAAATGGGGCATAGGAATAAAGATAACTCTATTAAGGGGTATAGAAAATATGGTTCTGAATTATACGGCATTAGGTTTAATACATGGAAATATAACAATTATAATGCTGGGGTTGAACATCCTGCAATTTTCCCAGAACAACTTGCTCGTGACCATATTCTTTCCTGGAGCAACGAAGGAGATTTAATTTTAGATCCAATGTGTGGTTCTGGGACAACTTGTAAAATGGCAACACTTTTAAATAGGAATTATATAGGTATTGATATTTCTGAAAAGTATATTGAAGAAATTTGTAGACCACGAATCAAAGAAGCCCAAAGGCAGACAAGGATAGAGTTTAAATGAAGTTAAAACATATAAAAGGAAGGGAGCTATGGATTGAGTGACATAATATTCGAACGATGCAAATGCGCAAGTAGATTAAAGCCTTTTTTCCAAGAAGGCTTTGTTGATTTTTTACTCGATAATTCAGAAAAAGCCGAAGATGAAGAAATACCGTATTGCAGAAACCTCAGAAAATGGTACGAAGAACAGGCAGTTAATAGCATAGAATTATCTAAAACAGATCCCTGTCAAGGATGCCCTATTTATAAAATTATATTTGACCCGGACGTTAAACTACAAAAAACATTCAAGTATGCAAAGGAATTTAAACCGCTAAACTTAATACCTAGGCATACAACAGGGCTTCCTAAAGCGCCCAAGTTCCCGTTAGACCTAATACCAAAACCGTTTAATGAATACATACAAAAGGTTGCCGACTCCCTTGACTGCCCCGTAGACTACCCTGCGATGGCAATGCTGGTCGCTTGGAGTGGAGTCGTGGGATTAAAACAGGAGTTGATAGTTAAGCCAAAGTATATTGAAACTGCATGTATATGGGCGGCAATAGTTGGTTCTCCTTCCACGAAGAAAACCCCTTCCATGAAATTATGTACAGACTTCCTTAACGACATAGAAGCAAAAGAATGGGATAGGTTTCAAAGGGAAATGGCTAATTACGAAGACCTCGAAAAATTAAATCAGGCAAAAGGGGAGAAAAAGCCTGTTCTCAAAACCCTGATAGTCGGTGATGCAACAAGGGAAAAAGCATCTGAATTAATGAGAGACAACCCTGATGGGCTAATATGTATATACGATGAATTATCCTTCTGGATAAACGCCCTTGACGCATACAAGACAAGAGGGGGAACCGACAGCAAATTCTGGCTCTCTGTATGGAGTTCTGCCCTGTTAAAAGTCCAGAGAAAAATGGGATCGTCTTATACTCTCAAAAGACCGTTCTTTTCCCTTCTCGGCAACCTGCTCCCAGAATATCTTAAAAAACTATACGACAGCAGTTCCGGGTTTATAGGGGACGGCATGTGTGCAAGATTCCTTTTTGTATACCCAGATCACAAAAGCCCTGTATTTGATTTTGACACATATGTTGATCAAGATTTATATGACAAAGTTGGGGGATGTTTTAACTGGATGTACAATACATGCATAGAAAAGTATGAAAAGAACTATAATTGTGACGGGTATATAATGCTGGATAGGAATTCAAATGCTAAGAAGCTGTTTGCTGAATGGGTAAACGGGATGCACAAAGATCAGGTAGATTCAGATGCGTTGTCTGAAGATTTAAAAGTTCACTGGGGGAAACTCCCCGGATATGTATGCAGGATAGCCCTTTTGTTCCATACAATGTGTGAAGCGAGGGATAAAAAGGTAAACAGGTTTCTTCTTGGTTCTAACATGGAAAGGGCAATTAAAATTGTAGAATATTATTTTAAGCCCCATATAAGAAGAGCATATCATTATAGGGGGCTAACCAAAGACGACAAGATGAAAAACAGGCTGTATGACTGGCTTGTGAGAAAAACAAAAGATAGCGGAGACCCTTTGTTTACTAAATCAGATATAAACCAGAACTGGAGACCAAATACGGGCAAAACTGTCCCCGCGAATACGATAAAAGAATACTGCATTACCCTCGAAGCCGAAGGGAAAGGCATAAATCTTGCAGGTAAGTATTTTTATGTGTTTAACGAAAAATAAAGGAGTTAAAGAAATGAAAGCCAATTCCATAACATACGAATGTGACGAGTGTGGGAAATACCGTTCCACCGACCCTAACAAATTCAGGGGCATTGCAGGTTCGATATATAACGCAGAGGGCAAGCTTATCCACAAGCACAAGGAAAAGCACATATATTGTGCGGGCTGCGTTATGAAAATAGTAATGGGAATAATTGTCGAAGTTAATCGAGATAAAAAAGCTGTCACAATTTGTTATAGGAAGGGGGAATAAAAATGGAAAGAAAGATACTTTGCGAGTGCGGACAATGGTTCGATTATGATTGGGAATTTGTAAGGCATCAAACATATACGTGCCCTCTTTACTACAAGCCTAAAACACTTCCTTCCGGTTGTGAAGATTGTGAGTTTTTGGAATACGAGGAAGGATTTGAAGATCCAATAGGTTGTGATTTAATAAGAACATGCCCGGAACAATATTATTGCAAAGAAGCATTTCAAGCTATATTGGTGGCAACGAGCAAGGATGCTGTATTGTTGCCAGACAGTTTAACCCATATCCCAATACCAGATTGGTGTCCAGGAGGGGAAGGAAGATGAAGGAACGTAAAATGATTAACGAAATTAAACAATACTACCCATTTATTGAAAATGGATATCGAGCCTTTTACCAACTGTCTGATTTGTTAGATGTTCCCGCAGGAACGGTATGGATAGCCACATTTAAACATTATCACGAATATCATCCTTTTGGCTACCACTACCCAACGTTGCATATTCGCACTATAGAAAAATTTACCGATATTTTCAAAGAAATAAAAAAGGATAAAAAATAAAAAGGTATACTATAGAAGACTATGAATAAAACCCTTGACGTTAGCCCCGTAAATTCCTATATTATTTATAGGAACAATGTTAAGGATAAGAAAATATAAGACCCCGGAACTAAATCCCACAATCTTTCATTGTTCCTTGTTTCGGGGTCTTTTCTATGTACGAATTATAAAACGAAATTATTTAATGACACATATCATTCACATAAAGCTGTTTTCATAAAAAGAATTGTTGCGACAGTAACGTGTAAATGATTTTATGAAAAAAATTATTCCAACATGTTTTTATCTTCCATACTTAGCATAATTTTGTTCGTAAAACCATGTTTTGTAGCTTGCTTTAAAAAATCCCTGCGATTCGAGATGATATTCTTGTAACAATTGCCATACAAATACATGACATCCAAAAATTTCCCGTTCGCACTCCTTAGAACTATATGATTAAAACTAACCGACACTATTTATGAATTATAACTTTCATAACGTAAGTCGTTGAAATTAAACAATTATTTCGATTGGGGCAAAACGTCCCAACGGCTCGTAAGTTGTTAAAAATAAACAATTATAGCCCTGTTTATGAAAAAGTAGTTATGAAACTTTCTTATATATAATAATAGGATATATAAGTAAAATGGTAATATATAAAAAATTTTTATATTGGTACTTGACAAATATGAAATTAATATATATAATATGTATTAAGGAGAGATCTATTAAATTTTCAAACCATTTAATATTATTATCGCTAAAGCGTAATTTCACGCCGAGAGAAAATAGTATACAGCTTCCGGTTTGCCCCTCTGGGGCTTCTCCGTTTTCCGACCGGGCTTTCGCTTTTTGTTTGTTTTGGCACAAGTTTTGCAATTAGACATTGGTTATGAATAAAATGAAATACTTTAGCATATTTTCAGGAATAGGAGGTTTTGAAAATGGGATTGAAAAAGCAAAACCGGAATGGCAATGTGTCGGATACTCAGAAATCGACAAATACGCAACAGCAATCTACCAATACCACTACCCCGAACACAGAAAATATGGAGACGCAACAGCTATTAATACCGATGAATTACCAGACTTCGACTTTCTGTGTGGAGGATTCCCTTGTCAGGCTTTCTCGGTTGCTGGAAAACGCAGGGGATTCTCTGACACAAGGGGAACACTCTTTTTTGAAATCGCTCGGATTCTCAGGGACAAAAGACCCCGATATTTTCTACTCGAAAATGTTAAAGGTTTACTTAGTCACGAAGATGGTAAAACTTTCCAGACAATACTTGGGGTTCTTGCCGACATCGGGTATCTGGTGCAATGGCAGGTTCTCAATAGTAAAAACTTCGGAGTCCCGCAGAATAGGGAGAGAGTGTTCATTGCGGGATGTTTTGGAGAAGGATGTGGACGAGAAATATTACATATCGGAGAAAGCGATCGAGGGAATAAAGAGGGGGGATATGGGGAAGATATTGTTTGCGGAACCATCTCAACAAAAAACCAATCAGGACAATTAAACATAGATCATGGCACTACTCTTATTGCAAATGCCATAGACTCTAATTATTATGAAGGCATGGATAACCACCAGCAAAGAACTATGGTACTCCACGATAAAAGAGATGGTATCTATGAAGAAAATTCTCCATGTCTCAGAGAGACTACTAATAACAATGTTGTTGTGCTTTCCGGAACCCATGGATATAACCATGGTGGAAAAAAGAAACTTCCTTCCGTAAATAAATCTAATCAATTGGATGAAAATGAATTGGTTGAAATAAACCAGATTAACAACCCCACCCACAGCTTTAACAGAATCTACGGCTCAGAAATGCACGAAAGAAGGATAAGGCGACTTACCCCGACAGAATGTGAGAGACTTCAGGGATTTCCTGATAACTGGACAAAATACGGCATTGACGAAAACGGAAATAAAATTAATATATCCGATACCCAAAGATACAAATGTCTCGGAAATGCCGTAACCACCAACGTGATTGAATGGATTGTTTCTAATTGGTTTTAATCATGGCACGTTCTTTGCAATAGGTATTTGCATGGAATTAACAAGAAGAAAGGAATATTTGTGAAAAAAGAAGATATTAGAGATTGTTTCCATTTCAATCCAAAATCACATCCAGACAAGCATGTTGAAAAAAAAATGTTTGACATGGCAAAAAATTTTAGACGATATGATGTTAAATGGGGAGTTGTTAATCCAGGCAATGCTTTGTGTGTCGGTATATTAACAACTAAAAAACTGGCAGATTTATATCGAAAAAAACATGCAAGTGCTTATGTTGTTGTCCCAGTAGTTATTACTCCAGTTTACACTCAATCAAAATGAAACTACCAAATCCGACATGCCCTGATATTGATTATGTTAAGGAAACTCTTGCAGATATTCTTGCTACTTATGATGATGTTTTGTGTGACAGCGAGAAAAAGTGGATCAATAATTCTTTGGAAATATTAGAGTCTTTAAGGGATGACAATCTTACACTAAGGAATGCTGTAACTGAATTACAGGAGGAACTGGATCGGTTGTAAGTTAGGAATACAACAAAGGAGATTGTATGCAGAATGAATTATTAGATTTAAGCACGTCTTATCAATATGAGAAGGTAATAGACGAGGCGAGAAAGTTGATGAAGAAGAAGAATCACGATTATGGTGATAGCTGGAGGCAGATGAGACAGACTACTATTACCGATCAAATGCTTGTGAAGATACATAGGGTTGTGCAGATTGAAATGTCTAACAGGCAGGAAATATCTGATAGTATTAGGAACGAGTATCTTGACATATTAAATTATGCAGTATTCGGGATAATTAAATTGGATGAGGAAAAGAAATGACGAAGAAATCTGAAATATTGATGAAGGAAATTGAAAGAAAGTTAAAGAACTCGAAACTTGAGGATGTAAAATTGCAAGGCATACCAATAATTCAATATAGGACTGATTATGGAGACCAGCCAGATAGAAACGAATGGGTGTTTCCGCAAGGTAGGGGATTTTCGGGAATGTGCACAAAAGGTTCTTTGGAGTATCATTACGATATTATGAATTTAAGAGAAGCGATCTTTAAAGAATGGCGGAATCAAACAAAAAAATTGAGAAAGGATATGAATAGGGCGAACACTATAATAATGAATGATGTTGTAGGAGAAGAAAATGACGAAAGATAGTTTATTTAGAAAGCCACAATTGTATGGGTTTAATGATTCGAGGGGGAAACAATTAGTAAGAGAAGATCCCGAAAGATGTATTGCAGAAGTATGGTATGACAGAGGATTTATGACATTGCAATGCAAGCGAAAGCGTGGATATGGCAAAGACGGTTTGTATTGCAAACAACATGCTAATCACTGCAAAGAAGAATGGGTTAAAAATTTACGAAAAACTGTACCCAACTCGAAACTGCACCCATAAGGAACAATTTTAGATGTTAAATAAATCAATAAAATCAATAGTTTACAAAGTGTATATAATAGAAAACAAAAAGTGTACCCTATTTTCGCAATATCAGGAATTTTAAGCAAGAAGCGTGCCAAACATGGAAAATAAATTTTTTAAGGAGGAAAAAGTTGTGAATAATAAGGAAAGAAATGCTATTTTAGTTAAATCGGCAATGTGTAAAAAGAAACACAACAATACATCTTTATCAAGGGCTATAGAGAGATATTTAGAAGGGGTGTTTATACATGATTGCTACAACGGAGAAAAGATTAATAATTCCTATTTTGCAGAATATTTAGAACATAGATCGAGAAAGGATGGGTTTTAATCTTGGCACATTCTTTGCATATTAGATATGCGAGAGGAGAGAAAGTATGAATAAAGATTTATTAAACGAATATATAGAACATCAAAGGCAATTATTCAAGGCGCTACATCCTAACGATACCGAAGAAGATAACGACCTGACTACTTTATTGAGAAGCCATCTCAATAGAGAAATATGTGGAGATTTTACAACATTTCTGGTTTACAAACAGCTCGGCAGGTTGATCGATATTCTTGAACATATTAATAGATATGGGTTGCCATGATAACTCAACAGACAGGCGAACACATTGCATATTGTGAAATATGCGGTGAATCAATAGAGGACGATCATTTATATATATCGTACAATGATGGTCTGGCACACGAGAATTGTGCAGACTGCATGAAGGAGGAATAAATTATGGATACAGGACAAATAATAGAAAAGTATGCCGGATTAACCGGATTTTATCAGGCGGTTCTTGAGGGTGTAGAAATAAGAATTGGTGGGGTAATAGATTCTATTGAGAGGGGTTATCCCGAACTTGCACTTAAATACTTAAAAGAAATACACAAAACAATAAACCAAAAGTTAAAAGAAGGAGAAGCGAAAAATGACTAAATTAAAAGACTTACAAAACAAGGGCGAAAATCAGAAAAGCATACCTGTTTCAGAAAAAGAGGAAGTTTCAACAAATGCTGAAACGGAAGAAAAAGGTGAAACTGCTGGTGAGCAAGGGCAAAAGCGGGACATCGTTGACGCAGAACAACCTCCAATCCCGGATGAACCTGTCGTTTACGAAGATGATGTAATAGATAGCAACCTACCTGTTAGATCCTCTGGGACTGCTATTATTCAGACAAACCATCAGGCGCTTGAGCGCATGTCAAAGAAAGAATACATGCAGAGACTTACCGATCTTGCAGAAATTGTCGAATTTGAAAAAGGAATAATCCTAAAGGTCAACAAGTCTTATAACTGCTGGAATAAATTCGGGAAGAATTATTCTATTGCCGCACCGGGGGTAAATCAATTGTTGTCAAGATTGGGTGTGTGCTACACTCAACCGCACGTAAACACTTATACGGACGTGGACACCGGATGCTTTGTTGCAGAGGTTTCCTGTGTAATGTGGAAACCCAACGATCCTTACGTTAAAGCATATCCAACGGGAAGGGTATCTTCAAAAGAACCCTTTTATGCGAAAAAACAATCTGAACAGCAGGAAGGAAAGATTATTTCTCATGCAAAAACAAGGATGTTTAAAGAAGGTTTAAGGAAGCTATATCCAGTGGAACCAACAGCGGAAGAACTTGAAAAAGCAGGTGTGGATATTAAGAAAATTGAAAGTATAACTTTCGGATAAGGAGAACGGAGAACACTATGGACGAGAATACAATAATATGTCCAAAATACAAAGCAGCAATTCTATCAAACCCTAACTGTACGGATAGGGTTGGTAATTATCTTACCACTTGTGAGGATCAGATTCTATGCGACAAAGAAAACTGCGCATGGTGGAATGACGACCGTAATTGTTGTTCGAAAAAAATACACCATGTAGGTGTTATGAGAATTGCATATGCTTTGGCAATGTGAATGGATTAAAAATAATAACTAACTTTAGGAGGATAACGATGGCTCATAAATATTCTAACAAGACAAAAAGTGCAGTGCATCGGAATATGAAAAACAATATTCGTATGCTACGGTCTGTACACAAATCGTATAACGAAGCGTTGCAATCGGGTTCGGAAGATGACACCCTTGACAAAATTCTGGAAACCTACAAGGCGGAAGCAACTTCTGCAAGATTGATAGAGTTTAGAAAATAGGAAGGCAGGAGAGCAATGACCTACATACAAAAGCAATGGCAAGAAGATTTAATGAACGAAACATACAGCCCCTCAAAAACCAATCGTGCAAGCCAATCCGGTTATAAGTGCATACGCAGGCTGTATTATGAACGTATGAGCCCGGAAGGAAAAGCCCCGTTTTCTTATGACGCAAAGGCAAGGATGCGAGAGGGGAAGCAACAGGAAAAGAATATAAGGGCATGGATGCAATCTAACCCTACATGGGACTTAGAGCGGTTACAGGAGTTTGTAGAAATTAAGGATCTACAACTTACAGGACATATAGAGGGATTCTTAATTAAAGATAATGGCAAACCCATCTTATTCGAAATTAAAACCTGCGAGAAGTGGACATTCGACAAAGTAAAAGCTGAAGGAATAGATTATTTCCTTAATCCTTCTAATAGGTGGTTTAATGGATACCTGAACCAAAAAACAATATACATGGAGGCAACAGAACAGGAAAAGAGTGTTTTCTTCATAAAGGATAGAAGTAAATGGGATATATGTGAAGTTGAATATTTCTATGAACCTGAAAGATGGAACGATCTTGAAACGAAATATCGGATGTTAAACGAATATGTTGCCAAAGAAGAGCTTCCCCCTGATTCGGCATGTGAATATTCAGAATGTGATAGTTGCCCTTTTATAAACTTTTGTAATCCCGACAGGGTAATAATGCACGAAGGGTATAAAAGAATATCTGATGAAGAAGAAATAGATATGGTGGCACGATACTTGCAACTTAAAAAAGAGAAGAAAGAATACGAAAAAGAATTAAAGGATATTGAACAGATGCTAAAGAAATACGAAGGAAACGAAGGGATATTCTTTGGGGACAGGTTTGAATATACAGGCAAGTATATTGACAGGAGAGAAAGTATTATCCCCGCTACGAGATTTTGGAATAAAAGGATAAAGGAGTTGTAATATGACACCAGAAGAACAAGGGAATTTAAGGATGTGGATTGAAGCAATGCAGGACATGCAGATTAATCACCTTAAAGAAGTCAACAAAATATATCGGGAAGTATTGGGTATTCCATTAATCAACGCAGAAATATCCGAAGCGGATTGTTTGAGGGTAGAAAAGGGGATGGAATGAAAATCTTAGCAATCGATCCCGGAACAACTCAGAGTGCTTATATTCTATGGAATACAGAAAAACAAACCGTGTTATCCTGCGGGTTGATGGACAACAATCCATTTGTAAAAAAATATATTAGTTTTGTTCAATGTAAAATGGCAGATTTGATAGCTGTTGAAATGATACAGAATTATGGATTCCAGATGGGAAGGTCTACGATTGAGACAATAATGTTTGTTGGAGAGTTAAAAGCGTTCTGGGATGCAAATCATTATGATGTTACAGAGTTTAAACTTTACGGCAGACCTACAATTAAAGGGCATTTTAATGCAAAAAAAGATGCAATGATAAGGGCGAGTTTGCGTATGAGGTATGGAGAACACGAATTTAAAAAAGGCGGAAAGTTTTACGGTGTAAAAAAAGATATATGGAGTGCAATGGCAATTGCAGTTGCATTAACAGAAAATCCTAATTTAAAGGAATGGTAAAAACAAAGTATGCCTCCTTATCAAAAACATGAAATAGAACCCGGAACAAAGATAGGGTATTGGACAGTAATAAAGCAAGTTCCGAGACCTAACCCTAAAAATAAGGGTAGATATTATCTTTGTAAATGCAAGTGCGGGAAAGAGAAAATTATAGACGGAAAATATTTAAGGGACGGCAGGAGCAGAAGTTGTGGGTGCAGAAGTGCAGAAGCGTTAAGAAGAAAAAGGAAACAAAGAAGGGTGCATGTAAAATGTCCGGGCTGTGATAAGGAAAGATATATTAAAATGAAATGGATAGGGAACGGGCAACCGAGAATTTGGTGTGATTCTTGCAAGGGATATTTAGAGAGGGGAACAGACCCGGATTTGAACGAATTATTTGAAAGCGGTGGTAAGTTAAAATATACTCCTTTGGAGAGCATACCGCCAGAAGAATTTGTAATAAGTTATGGATAGGAGGATTTAAAATGTCAGATTCAAACAAATTTAAGTTATGGAACATTGCTGAGAAGCGGTGGGGGGACAGAGAAAAAGATGGGCTTATATACCTATCTCAAGAAGGAAAAGTAATAAATCATCAGTTCACACCTTCTATGGGGCAGATATTTGTTGACGTCACCTACGAGTGGCAAATCTTCCGCTGCACTGGTCTAAAGGATAAGAACGGGACGCTGATATATGAGGGGGATATTGTTCAATACGACGATTTTTCTAACGGGGCTTTTATTTCTTTGTGTGGCGAAGATATACAACCAAAAACTAGATCTATTATAAGGATAGATAATTTATTTAAAGGAGAAGAATGATGGTAAGCAAAGAATTAAACGAAATATTGGAAAATCATTTGAACTGGCTAAGATGTGAAGGCGGGGAGAGAGCTGACCTGCGTGGAGCTGACCTTCGCTCTGCTAACTTTCGCTCTGCTGACCTTCGATCTGCTGACCTTAGCTCTGCTGACCTTCGCTCTGCTGACCTTCGCTCTGCTGACCTGCGTGAAGCTGACCTGCATGGAGCTGACCTTCGCTCTGCTGACCTGCGTGGAGCTGACCTGCGTGGAGCTGACCTTAGCTCTGCTAACTTTCGCTCTGCTAACCTTCGCTCTGCTGACCTGCATGAAGCTGACCTGCGTGTAGCTGACCTGCGTGAAGCTGACCTGTATGAAGCTGACCTGCGTGTAGCTGACCTTCGCTCTGCTGACCTGCGTGGAGCTGACCTGCGTGGAGC